GACCGTCTTTTGTGTCCCTTATTTTCATACTAACTTGCCATGAATTGACCCTGCTTTGCTTGACCTGCCAGACATCCAGATCGACATTGGCCGCTGCAAGCGCTTCGTCGACCGTGCTGATCGTCAAGGATTCGACGACCAGCTGGAACTTGTCGTCTTCGATGATTCTCTTGATCGTTTCGCTTTCTTCCCTGAATGACTCCGTTTCGCCCGACAAGCCATTCTTCAGAACAGACATGACGCGGTAGGACTCGCGGACGTCGAGCCCTACCGCTGAGGCAGCCTTGAGAACGCTCGGCCACGTACCGTGTTTTTCCCGGTGTTCCTTGGCTAATTGGATTAGCCGCTCTTTCTTGGTCATTCATGTTGTCCCTTCCGCCCCGTCTTGAAAATCGTTACTTTGCGCTTGTGTCCTTGACGGCATTGGCGCCAGTCTTGAACTTTGGTTGATCGCCGCCGACAGGCTTCGGGAGACTCATCTCCTCATCACCGTCCGGGGTATGGATTGAAATCTCGCTACGGATCTGCGCCAAATCCTGCGGGGAGCAATCCGGTGTGACCGTCTTGACGATCTTGTCCTGAACGATCTCGCGGAAGCGCTTGCTCTTGACCGAATCCATGGCGGTAACGGCGTTGTCGAGTGCAACCGCAAGGTCATCGATCGAAAACTCGGTCGTCCGGCTGATGTGGACGTCTTTGATGATTTTTTCCTGGCCGGCCCACTTGAGCCACAGCCGCAGACACTGATATTCGGCCTCGTTGATATTTTTCGTCTTGGCCTGGAGCATTGAATTAAGCTGCGAAAAGGCGTAGCGCAGCGACAGGCCCGAATGCACGCCGCCCTGGTCGGAACGCCGCTGACCGCGGATCCCGTTGATATGGGCGAGCTCCTCGATTTCCTCGGTCTTCCGGTCGATCCACTTCAAAATCGCCTCGACAGGCTCAAGCACTTCGGTCGGCATCCAGTCGGGTTTGGCAGCCTCGCCCAGGCTCGGATCGTATTCTTCGACGGCCGTCACGCTAACAGGAACCTCGTCTGTCCCGTCACGGAACTCCCCCTCGCGTTCCATCGGCCGGCGCATAATCGGAAACCCGGCAAATTTAATGATCTCCTCGCCGCTTGAAAGATTCTGGATAATCGAAACTACAATATGGGCGATGTCATTGATGTCGGAGATGCCGATCACGGGGAACATCAGGTTACGGATATTCTGCATCCAGACAAACGGTATCTCGCCAAGCGCATTCTGGCCGCTTGCGATCATTCGCGGCCGCTGGCTCTTTTTTTCGATCCCCCAGCGTTCCCAGCTTCCCGGCGTCCAGATCGTATAGGTATCGTCAGGCTCTTTCAGCTTGAGATAGGACAAAACCATCCGGTGGCTTTTCGGGTCACGCACGAATTCCCAGTCGTAGATGTTCGGCAAAAGATAAAGCGAGTAATACGGGTAGATGCCGGCCTCGATGTCATCGGCAAGTGTCTGGCCAACCGACGACGGCTTGTTCACAAGGATACCGATTGAGCCGAAGGCGGAGGCGAACTTTGCCGCCTCGTTGATCAGGTTGTTGTAGTCCGTTCCCTGCAGATCGGCGTCACGGTAAAACATCGACCATGGTTCGAACTTGACCAGAGGGCCGAGGTCGCGTGTGGGTTCTTTCTGGTTCAGAAAAAAATTAAACAGATCGATGATGGTCCGGCCGTCGTTGAAGGCATATCCGTCCCGAAGCCGCGCCAGGAAATTATCATCTGATTCTCTCGGGTTCTGTTTCAGGGCATACTTGATCAGGTCGCTCCCGCCACGATAGATCACGTCGTAGAGCGCCCAATCGTCTGAATATTCGAGATACAAGTCGTGCTTGTGCTCGAGATTGTTTCTGGTCAACGTCTGTTTTTTAGTTGCCATTTTATTTTTTCCTCTTCTTCGCCAACCTGCGAAGCGTCTTTCTTGCAGCTCACCGCTTGCGCGCAATCGACGAAAGCTTTGATTTCGGTTGAGAGCAGAACTTGGCCACACTCATGCCGGAACGTTTGGCCTGAGAGGTCAAGGCGCCTTTTTTAAGTTTTCCGATCCATCCGTTTTTGGCCATCCCCAAAAGCTCCTTTTGATAATCCTGGCTAAGTGCCCGCGCCGCACAATGCGCTTTGCGACGTTGTGGTCGTCTGTGTCCATGGGATGCAAAAACACCCGCTCAAAAGATGCGATATGCTGTGCATGCATTGTGTCTTCGTCGTTCTTGTCGCCATAAAAAATGTGATATTGTGTTTTTCCGGATAAATTCTTTTTTAAAGCCCTTCTGCAATCGACGGAAACCTTCGGGTAAAGTTTTGTTTTCATCGTTTGCGGGGAAAAGGCGACAACGCAGTCAAGATCAAGCATCGCGCCGATAACGATCGCCCCGTAGCCACCCATCGATGAGCCGAGGATCGTTACGTGCTTTGCCTCCGATTTGGCAACCTGCTTTCTCACAATTTTCGCCCATCCATGAAAACCTTCGCCGCATGACCACCACCTGGCGCTTTCATCGAAAAGAAAAAGCTTTTTGCAGTCGAATTTAAAAAGTGACCGTTCCCACTCGTAACGGTCAGCCATCGCATTGTGGCAATTCATTGCGACGACGAGATAATCCGACTTCTTCCGGTAATCTGCGTGAAACGGATCAAGCACAGCGATGCCATACCGTGTGAGACTTGTCGCAGTTTTTCTGCCAATTGTTGCGACGCATCCAATCACGCCCGATGTCGATGACGTTGGGCGGCGAATTGGGGTCGATGAAAACCCCATACCGCCACTTCATGACCTCCTGAACAACCCGGTAAAAAGAATGAAACTGGTTTTCCGGGTTATGCCGATGATCCATAAGTGGGATCGTTTTCTTCAAAAACTCTTTCTTGATCAGCGACGGATGCCCACAAAAGCCGAAACGCTGTTTCGTCCGTGATTCAGAAGGACATTCAAAATACCTTCCGTTCCATGGGAACACGCAAGCACCCCAGTTCAGCATGCACCTTGCCCCGGAGGGAAACATTGAAAGCCTCAGCAGCGCGAGCGTGCTCTCTTTTTCGAGCACCCTAACCATCCTCGGGAAATCGATAGGCCTTGGCGCACACCAATCATCCTGCAAATGAAACACAAGGTCAGAATCGGCCTTGCTCAACACCCACCTGAAAGCCGTGTTGAAGTCAGCCTCTTCAGGCATGTTGTAGACAATGTCGTCAAAATAATCGGCGGCCGCAGCAACAACGTCGACAGAATCTATGTCGAGGCCGATCGGGTCGACATTCAGGATGAGCCTGAAGCCATCGGTCGTCTTGAAGACGTTTTTTATGAAAGACTCAATCGTCACACGTAAAATGTCCGGCCGCCTCGTTGCGGTCATGGCAATGTCGATTCGTTTCATTTGCGTTCAAGGACAAGTAGACCGTTGTTGTTTTTGAATTCACGCAGAAGCGACCAATGCGGATTTGCTACAACGAACTCCTCGATCGGCCGCCTGATCCCCTCGCCGCCTTTTTCGCCAATCTTCCCGAAAGTCACCGTGTCATGAAAAACCAGGAACTTCCTTGCGGCGTTACCAGAAAGGCGCAATTCTTTTTCGATGTGAACGGCGTTGTGCCAGGTGTCGATGAAAAGCATATCAGTCGGTTCGGCCGAGATAAGCCCGGTGTCGGCGAGAATGAGCTTGAAAGAAACATTCAGCGCGTCTGCGTATGGCTTAAGAAAACTGTAAACCGGCCGGCACCGGACATCGATGTCGTAGCTCACAAGCACTTCCGGTTCTGCACAAATAAAGGCCACCGTGCTGACACCCTCGCGCATACCGAATTCGGTCACATGCCGGCACTCGGAGGCCAGGCGACGCAGCTCCGGCAGGTGCTCGTTGATGTCGGAGCGCTTGCTGCAAAGAGATTTGTAGAGCTCTTCAGGCGTCATTTCCAAAACCTCATCTTGCTTCGAACGAACCGCGGCTTACCGGCCCACTGCAGAAACTGGGACGTCGAGTCGACCAGGTCGTCGGTCCTCCAAAGCGGGAATCGAGTCAGTTCCGTCTCATACGGCACAAGCCAGGGGGCCCTGTCCGGCAAAAAGACGCGGCCGGCCTCGATGATGGGCGCCACAGCGTCAAGTCGGATCTGCTTGTTATTTTCAGGAGTGACCGCGATCACGGGGATTGATGTGGAGTTTTTGAGCTCTTGGATCAGGCTCTGACCCGAGCCGCGGTCTTCGACGATCACGGGGACAGGGCGCCTCAACACACCGCGGAACTTGTCGTGAATCCCAATCACCCGCTTTTTTAACGCAGGGAACCCAAGCCGCTCCGCAACCACTTCAAGCAAATAGAATTCGGAATTGTTTTTAGTCATGCCCCAGATCGTGCAAGCAGAAGGGTCGTTCAGCTGCTTTTCCTTGAAGGCCGTATCCCAGGAGCAGGCGATTCGGGTAATCCCGAAAGGGGCGGGCGCGTCTGGATCAGCCTGTGTCTTCGCAAAGCCATCCTGCATCTCCTGGTACTTGTAACGCTTGAACCAATCGAGATTGATCATCCCGCCGGACGACGGAAGCGGGTTTTGCTGATACTGCGAATTCCACTCACGGGTCCCGATTGTGTCTCTAATTTGATACAGTGTCTCGATTGGATACCTGTCCGGCCAAAGCGCATCGCCGGCGGCCCGGCCCATCGGGTCGTCGTCATGCTCTGCGATCGCCGGCAGACTCAGCACATGCCAGTTTTCGTGCTTCAGATCTTCGAGCAGAAAGCCGGTCAGATCATCGAAGTGCCATCGGGTTTGGACAACGATGATGGCGTTGCCAGGCATGAGCCGCGTGTAGGCGACCGAACGGAACCAATCGACAAGCTTCCCACGCTGAAGCTCGCTCTCGGCCTCCTCGCGCGACTTGATCGGGTCGTCGATCACGAAAAGATGGGCGCCACGGCCGATGATCGCTCCGCCGACGCCGACGGCGAAGAAATTCCCGCCTTGTGTGGTTGAAATGCGGTTCATACCCTGGTTGTCTTTCGATACGCTGATCCCAGGAAAGATCTGCGAATGCATCGGATCGATCAGCTGGTTTCGAACCTTGCGGCCAACGTCGCCGGAGCGCTCAAACGAATAGGTCGCAAAAATAATCTGGTTCTGCGGATTTCTTCCAAGGTACCAGGCAGGGAAATACTCGCTGATCAGGTTTGTCTTGCCATGCCGCGGCGGCATGTTGACGATCAGGCGTCTTATCTCGCCGCGTTCAACCTTCATCAAGGCGTCGATGATCGAAACGACATGCTTGGCAAATATGTAATTGTTGTTCTGAAGCGCGACGTAGGCGCTCAGGTGCTTGAAGGCAAGCTTCTCGGCGACGACGCCCTCAAGACGTTTTTTGATATTTGCCATCGGTCCCAAACAATGTGAGCTCGACGCACTCGCGCGCCTCGTCGACTGTTTTTTCAGGAATCTGCGGCCGAACCAGATCAGGCAAAAGCTCGGCCTCCTCGATGTCGTCTTCGATCGAAAAGCCAGCCTCGTGCATCTTCAGCATGGCGTTGATGGCGGCGTCATGCTCATGCTTGTCGAAGCTCTTGCCACGCTCGATCGTGAGCACGTCGTTGTTGCCGATGCCGATAATTTTCATCTCTTTTTCAGTGAGCTTGGTCCATTCCTCCATCCAGCGCGAGCCCTCGCGGTCGCCCAGGCTGCGCAGCCGGCGCATGCACTCGATTTTATTCAGCCTGATTTCATTCAGGATACGCTCACGCTGCAGCTCGTAGTTTGCGATGTTGGAGTTCTTGTATTCCTCGGAAAGCCCTTTCAAATCACGGCTGATCGTGGCCTTATCGACCCCAAGAATGGCGGCAAGCTGGGCGTTGGTCAGCGACGGATCTTGCCGTAAATGTTCAAGAATCCGGTGCTGCCGGTCCATGGACATCATCTTTTTCTTTGCGGATACATTCATAAAATTTTAACCGTTCATTTTTTTTCTTGACATTTCTTACTATAGGTGAGATAAACTGTCAATAATTTTAAATCGTTATGAAGACGATTAATGGCCAAAAAAAGGGATAACAAATTGAATTAATTGCAAAAAGAGGGGGCCAAAGGTGCAGGGGGTGATCTCTTGCAGTCCGAGGCCCACAAACCATCAGCAGCGGGGGTGACCCCCGCAGGAGGCGCGACGCCATGAAAATCAAAATCGACGAGCAGACAAAAACGGCAGTGCTGAAAGACGGACTTCCTGTCTACGTCTACGACGACGGAACAGAGGGCCCGTTCGACGCGAAAGCAACCCTCGAGAACCTAAACCGCCGGATCTCGAACCTCTCGGAAGAGAAGGATCGATTTTTCGGCAAGGCCAAGGATTACGAGGAAAAATTCAAGGCCTACGAGGGCATCGATCCGGCCAAGTACGGCGAATACGAAAAGGTCGTCAAGAACCTGAACGACAAAGCGCTCCTCGACGAGAAGGGCATCGAAGCCCTGAAGAAGACAATGCGCGAGACGTTCGAAGAGGAGAAGAAAGCCGAGGCCAAGCGTTACGAGACGATGGTCAACGAACGCGAAACGCAGGTGCAGAGCCTGAACGGCCTCGTCTACGACCTGGTGATCAAAAACAAATTCGCAACGTCGGATTTCTTCGCGGGCGACAAGCCCAAGACGATTTACCAGCCCGAAGACGCGGCCCTGATCTTCGGGCGGAACTTCGAGGTCCAGATCAAAGACAACAAGGTTGACCTTGTTGCCAAAGATGAAAAAGGCGCCGTGATCATGTCTAAGAAAAACCACGGCGAACCAGCGGACTTCGATGAAGCCATCACAACGCTCGTTGAGGCGCGTGCCAAGAAGTACAGCATTTTGCGGAATCATTCACCGGGCGGCCCGCCGATCCATGGAAACCTGGACACCGGCGGGAAGTCCATTGACGAACTGACACCACAAGAACGAATCCGGGTGGGGTTGAATCAGCGTTTTAAAGGGCATTTCGGGGCACCCAAATAAGATGATGGTTCGGCCACACCTGGGATAACCACCCAACCCAGGAGGTTTTTAAATGGCTACTCAAACTATTGCCGAAGCCGGGAGGCTGATCAACGATCAGATCGTCCGCGGTGTGGCCGAAGACATCATCAGCATCAACCCCATGTACTCCGTCATCCCCTTCACCCCCTACCAGGGCCAGGGTCTGATCATCCCGCGCGAGCTCGCCCTCGGCGGGACCGGCTACGGCGCTGTCGGCACCGCGCTGACCAGCACCCAGAAGGCGGCCGCGACCTACACGGTCAAGACCGTCACGGCCATCAAGCTGATCGGCGACGCGGAAATGGACGGCCTGGTCCAGGTGCAGTCCATGAGCGCAGGTGTCGACCAGGTCGCGCTGGAAATTGCCAGCAAGTCGAAGTCCATCGGGCGGCTCTTCCAGACCGGCATGGCCCAGGGCAACGGCTCCACCACGATGCGTTCGCTCCACAGCGAGTGCGATGCCACCCAGTATTGCACTGCCGCCACAACGCGGACCATCTCCTTTGAGCTGCTTGATGAGCTGCTCGATCTCATCAAATCCAAGGACGGAGCGGTCGACTTCATCGTGATGCCGGCCCGTACCATCCGTTCCTACAAAACGCTCCTGCGCAACCTCGGCGGAACGCCGGCCGACTGGGTCGTTGAGCTTCCCGACGGCCGCAGCACCATCGGGTACGAGTCGATCCCGATCTTCAAAAACGAGTATCTGTCGACCGCCGAGACTTCCAACGGCGCCGCCCTGACCGGCGGGGCCCTGACCTCGGTGTATGCTGGTGTCTGGGACGACGGTTCCGGCAAGGTCGGCTGCGGCGGAATTTACCCCGCCGGCGCTTCGATGGGCATCGTGGTCGAGTACATCGGCTACAAGGAAAACTACGACGAGCAGATCTGGCGGGTAAAATGGTACACGAACTTCGTGTGCTTTAACCGCCGCGGTCTTGCTCGGCTGACCTCGATCTCCAACTGATCCTGGTCAGGATAGCAACCAAATGGGCCTGGAGCCTCATCGGGCTCTGGGCCCATTTTACTGAAACGGGGCGAATCCATGAAAAAGGCAATCGTAAAATTGGTGCTTGGGAACTTCCAGGTCGTCGGAAGCCCGGGAGACATCGTCAAGGTATGGGGGTACGAATTTATCGTCAATCAAGCGGGTGACTGCATCAGCGAAATGCCGATCGAGACAGCGGAAAACGAGGCGAGCGCCAAAAGGGTTGAAATCATGCTCGTGAACGACGACGAGCCTGAGCCCGCCCAGGAGCAGGAAGAGGACGTTGAGATTCCGTTCACAAAAGAAATCGAAACCTGGTTTGGCTGCGGGACCGCGGAAGACTTCAAGAAAATGATCTCGAAGCTCCCAAAGTGGAAGCTGATCGACTTTGCGAACGAAAACCTTCGCATGTCGCTTGCGCCGATCAACAGCAAAACGAAGATGATCGCCGATATCTGCAACGCCGTCGGCAACCTGATCGGCGGTGAAAAATGATCAAACTCTCGGCGGCCATGATCGTCAAAAACGAAGAGAAAAACCTCGAGCGCTGCCTTCGCTCAATCAAGCCATTCGTCGACGAAATCGTTATCGTCGACACCGGCTCGACCGACAGGACGGTCGAAATCGCGAAGAAATTCACGGACAAGATCTTTCACCAGCCATGGGAGGACAACTTCTCGAAGCATCGCAACTACAGCTTTTCACTTGCAACCGGAGACTGGATCTTCCAGATCGACGCGGACGAAGAGCTGATCGTCGAAGAAGGGTTCGACCTGAGAACGATGCTGGAGGAAATCAAAGATGAAATAAATGTCGTGGCGCTGAAGCTTCGCGACTGGAGCGATCGTATCAAGACCTTCGCGGGCGAAACTGAAATCATCCGCATCTTCAGAAACGGCAAAGTCACCTTCAAGCGGCGCATCCACAACGAGCCGGTCTTCGAAGGTGTGGCCGGGTACACCGCGCGCTGTTGGATCAAGCACTACGGCTACAACCTGACAGCCGAAGAGCGAAAGGCGAAAGCCAAACGGACCATCGGGCTCCTTGAGCAAAGCATCGCCGAAGATCCGGATGACATCGAAAGCCTCTTTTACCTTTCGCAGGCGCATCTTGTCTTTGGCGACGACAGCGAAAAGGCGCTCGAGTACGCCATTAAATATTACGAAAACAAAGACAAGCTCGGCACCCGCTTCAACAGGAGTACGATCCACCTGATCGCATCGGTGCTCACAAGAAAGCAGGACTTTAAGCAGGCGATGCAATACATCGAGGCCGGCCTAAAGGAGAACCCGATCGACATCGACCTGAACTACGATCTCATGAACCTCGGGATCGCGATGGCGAACAACCAGATGGTCCTGGTCGGGGCGAGCCAATATCTTAATTCGATGAGCGCCTACCAGAAAGGCAAAGGCGCAACCGGCATCATCGGGAACCAATTCTACTTTCACATCGACCCGCACTCGTATGCCGCGGCGACATATTGGTTTTCGATCCTTCACATCGAAATCGGGATAAGCCGCCTGCGCCTTTTGGCCAAGTACACACGCGAGAACTGTAACGAAAAGGTTGTAGAGGAAATCGAATCGCGGAAGCGTGAGGATTTCGCCAAACTTTCGCTCGAAGACAAAACCGAATCGCGGCTGATCATGCCGGGGATCCTCAATGGAAATACAGGTCATCGTGCCGTGGGGGCCCGACGATAACCTCGGCGCCACCTACAATCGGATCATGGCGAACCACGTAAGGGACTGGGTCTGCTTTCTTGACCATGACATCCTGAACGTAAACCCGGATTGGTACCGGCTTATCTGCGGTGCGGCAAAACGCCTCGGGAAAAAAGCCGGTTGGATCACCGGGACAACCAACGCGATCGCCTGCACTAACCAGCTCCAGAAAGACGCCCCGAAAGGCCACGACATCATGGCCCATATGGCGTTCGGCAAAAAGGTCTACAAGGAACACGGCGACCGTCTTGTCCAGGTCGATCCGGACGACACTACCAAAGTCGGCTGTCTGCAGCTCTTCAGCGGCTTCATGATAGTCACTCATAAAGAAGCCTGGGAAAAGGTCGGCGGGTTCAGAAATGGGTTTCTCGGGGTGGACAATTGGTACTGCCAGGCCCTCAAGCGAAACGGGTACGATCTTTACGTAATACCGGGCCTCTACATGTATCACATCTATAAGGACAAAGCCCTCTGGAAGAACATGTGAAATGAACGTCATTAAACTAAGAAAAGACGCCGAAGTCCCGAAAGACGAGCTCGATCGCCAGGCGGTCGGAACCGCCATCGTGATCCTCCACGGCGAGGGTCGCTACTACGAGGCGCTCGACATCCTTTGCCGTGTGGTCGGCTGGCCGCCGCTTGTGCGCGGCTTCTCCACGCCGGAGGAGCGCGACAAGTGGCTTGCCGAACAGGCAGGGAAACTTCGAGGGACCTCGGCGCCAGCACCGAAAATCGTAACCGAAACACCTCCCGGCAAGCTGATTAAGTGCGAGACTTGCCGGCGCTTTTACGACCCGCACAAAGTCTTCAAACGGAAATCAATCAATGTCTGCGGCGAATGCGGCAGACGATTCAACCAAAACGGGAAAGGAAAAACACGATGAAAAAGTTTCTCATGATCATGATTGTCCTTCTTTTTGCAGCAGCCCCCGCCTTCGCCGATTTCAACTTCAACGCCGGCTGGAACGATGACTCCCCTGGGAACGTAAAGGCCGAATTTGTCACCGACCTGAACGGCAATGGCGCAATCGACGCAGGCGAAGTTAAATGCGCTGTCGACCAGGGCCAGCCCTCCGTCTGCGCCGGCACAGTGCCCGATTCGTTCGTCGGAAAGCAGTTCTGGGTGCGGACCTACAACAGCGTCGGGCAGTTCGTCGACACTGAGAAAGTGACCTTCTCGGTCATTCCGCCAAGCCCGGCGACTGGCGTTTTCTTTAACGCGACCTGGTTCCAACCGTAATGAAGACGATACTCGCCAGCCTGGTTTTGTGGGCGGCTTTATGCGCCTCCGCTCTTGGGGCCTCCCTTGCGTGGGACCCCAATTCGGAGGCGCATCTGGCCGGGTACAAGATCTACTATGGCCTCTCGCCGCGGCAGTACACGCAGTCGGTTGATGTCGGGAATGTCACGACCTGGCAGATACCGAATTCATGGCCGGGTGGGCAAACCTACTTTTTCGCAGCAACCGCCTACGGCAACTGCACCAAATGCCCCGACACAAAGCCAAACTGCCTGCCATCCGAACGTATAGCCTTTGTGTGCGAGAGCGGCTATTCGAACGAGGTCTTCTGGGCGAAACCGGCCGAACTTTTGCCGGAGCCGGCGAAAGACCTGATCGTCACATGGGCGGTCAAGCCGGTCAAAAAAGTCTATTTCATCGAATCGGTAACGATGGATTTAAAAGGGCCGTAAAATGCCAATAACCTTTGTCAACTATTCGATGCAGCAATATGATATCCAGACTGGCGGCAACACTCCCCTTGCGCCTCCTACCGGCATTCAGGAAAACGACATCCTGATCGCATCGTTTGTTTTTTGGGCGACAGCCGATCTCACGCCGCCGACAGGCTGGGAGTTGCACACATCGCAGACGACCAGCGGAAACTTGATTCAATACGTCTACTGGAAGCGGGCGACGGCATCCGAGCCATCGACATACCAATGGACTTGGACAGGCTCAAAAGATTATGATCTTTGCATCCTGGCCTACCGTGGCGCCATCCAGAGCGGCAGCCCATTCGACTGTACCCCAAGCAGCTCTTATGACAATTCGGCATCGAGTCTCCAAATTCCGCAAATAACGATTGCGACATCCGGGGCGATGGCCGTTGGTCTTATCCACCATAATACGAGTGCAACTCGCGGCAGTACATCAGATTTCGACAACGAGCGATACGACATCTCAGACAATATCGCTTATGACAAAATTTTCTCTACAACCGGGGCGACCGGAGCATTCACGATAACCGGGAGCCAATCTGACTCTTGGACTGGCATCGTTTTGGCGCTGAAGCCAATGACGCCCGTTGAAATAACCGGAACGCCGGTAGTCTGGAAATCTTCAGACAGATCTGCAAGCCAGGCATTTACGATCCCCGCAGACGCCCAGGCTGTCATTGTCATCGCAGAAGGGGAATTGGACAACGAAATTGTGCGCCTCACCTGGGATAACAGCGCAAATCTTCACTTCACGCAAATCGCAATTTCAAATCCTCATGAATGGTGCCGCGCCTTTATCATGACATCTGCCGATGCGAATTGGCCCGGCGCGGGGGCGAAAACTCTTTATCGATATTTAGATACCGGCGGCGCGGCAATCGCAGGCCAAGTCTGGTTGATCTTTGCCGTCAAAAACATCAACGTAGCCTCACCCATCGGGGATACGGAAACATACGATAGCGCGGCTCAACCGGCCACATTCGACATGGCCTTAACGAACGTCGGCGGTGCCGACATGTCGGTGGTCGCATCCTATTCATGGATGTACGAATCAAGCGATGCAGACCCCGCCGGATACGGACAAACCGCCCTGCTCGAAGGCGTAAACGCCGCCTACAACAACAATGCGCTTACGGTTGGGTATGAGATAGGCGAAGACAGCCTGCGGATTACCGCTTCTTATCCAAGGGCTATTGCCTTTGTCATAAAGGCGACACAAGCAGTCCATACTGTTGAAAAGACAGGATTGGTCTACACCAGGCAAAGTACCGACAGCGGATCGATAGGATCAATCACAATACCAGAAGATGCAGAAGCAGCGATTTTTATAGTTGAAGGGGCAAATACCAATAGTGTTGCAGCTCTTGCCCAAGAATTAAATTGGGACGATGGGGACGATAACGATTTCACATTGATAGAATATACCGACTACGATGAAACCGGATACAGGCAAGTAGAAGCATGGATAATGCTTTCTTCAAATCCAAACTGGCCTGGAGCTGGTCAAAACAAAACACTATATTTTACTAAATACGGCTACAATCAATGGGATGGGTATTCAATGGCCGTATTTTTTGTCAAGGGAATTAATAAATCAGAACCGATAGGCGACACGGACAAACGACTTGTCGGAGGGAATTGGGTTTCATCACTAACAGGCGTTGGTGGTGGTGATATGTGCGTAATTGCGGCTTATCGATGGGCAGGCACAATAGATATAGATCCAGCAGGATCGGGATAATCGGTAATATGGGAATCGAGTGTTTTCAACGTCTCATCGCTGGCTATCGGATATAAAATAAATGATGGGTCTTTAGAGGCAAACGCAGCAAATGAACTATGCCCTATTGCCTTTGTCATAAAGGCGACACAAGCAGCAAAAGCCATTTCACCCTTGGTTCTTTCGCGTCAACGCGATGCTTTCAAACACATGCTAATCAGATAGGAGACTTAAAATGGGCAGAATCTACACGGCAACTTTCGGCGGGGTCGCTGTCGCGGCCACAAACGCACAGGACATCTTCGAGCTGGTCGCGCCGTCAGACGCGATCGTCAAGATCCACCGGATAACACTCGGCCAGACCTCCGACGTGGGCGACGCGGCGGAAGAAATCCTACGTTTGCAGCTCACCTCCGGCCACACGACATCCGGCTCAGGCGGGGCGAGCGTCACTCCGGTTCCCAAAGAGCCAGGTGATGCGGCCTTCGGCGGAACCGTCGAGCGCAACAACACGACCCAGGCTGCCGACGGCACCATCGTTGAGCACTACAACTGGGTGTGGAATGTTCGCGGGCCATTCGATCATGTCTTCACGCCGGAGGAAGCGCCTATTTTGAGTCCGTCGCGGCGCATGTGCCTGGAGCTTCCGGCTGGCCCTGCGGATGAGATCACGATGAGCGGGACGATTGTTTTTGAAGAAATAGGCGGATAAAAAATGTCCGGCGTATTCAGACGGCGGTTCGACTATGCAATTCGCAAGCCCTCATTGTTTTTACCGAAGGGCATTTACATCACCATTGGCCCAACCTGCTGGGGCCATCAAACCGGTGTCACGCAGACCAACATCCGAGCCTTCCAAGGCAACTGGACCGGCACCGGCAGCATTGAGAATACGGGCGATAGCGAGCGCATCAAGCTTGAGCCGGGCCAGTACATGATTTCTGAAGTGGTCGAAACCGGGGCCGTCACGGTCACGCTGGGGAAAGATGTTTATTAGGAGAACTGACGATGGGCCAATTTTCATCTGACTTTAGCTCTTCGGCGGGATGGACTTTAACCGGGTGCGAATTTACAGGTGGGGTATTTGTTTCCACCTCAAACTATTGTAGGGCCAGATACGACACCCCCTGCAACGGTTTAACTCAATATAGCAAAGCCAAATTTCCTTATACTGGAGGCAATGGCTCCGGGCCAGCCGTTAGGCTATCAAATGATGATCCACGCTATTATGCGCTCGAATCAGGGTGGGGTGGAATTTGGCTAACGCTTAACAGCGCCGTCGACGGATGGATAGCTGATATTGGGTTTGTAGATATAGACCTTACAAATGGCGATTCCGTTGCCATTACAATCGATGGAACCGGACAAAATTGCACCGTCAGAGTTTGGCATAATCCGACAAATGCTGTGCCACATGATGTTGCTAATTGGGATAGCGCGAACGATCCTCCAGACGGAACGATAACCAATGTCGGCGCAACATGGGATTTGCAGGGTTATTACGTCGGCGTTGGAAGCCAACTATCCCAATCTAACACTTTGGATGATTGGTCAGGCGGAGATGTTCCGACTGGTATCATCATGTCCTACCGCACCGGCGCCACGAAAGCCGCCTGCGAAGCGGCAAACTGGATCGAATACACGGCGCCGTTTGAATCGTCAGGATTTGCCCAGGTGAAAGTGGAGGCACCCGAATAATGCTGCACGTTCCAATTGGATCAAACACCTTCTGCCTGAACACGGCAAGCTGGGGGACGACCCGCCCCGCCGCAGCCTTCGGAACGGCCGTCACCCCTGCGGCGGGAAGCTACGGCTCCTGGGCGAACCTCATCAGCGCCATATCGGCCGATGCGTTCGGCATCCTGATAAACATCAACAGCAACTACACCTCTGGCGCAGGCCGCAACACGGTTGTCAACATCGGGATCGACTATGCGGGCGGCACCAGCTACTCGGTTTTTATCCCAGACCTGATCTGCGGTTCCGCTGACAGCTACGTTGCAGGCGGCCGGTCGGGCAACGGTGTCTGGTATTTCTTTCCGATCTTCATCCCGGCAGGGGCCTCAATCGGCGTCCAGTCGAACAGCACGGTTGCAACCGCCCACCGTGTCGCGGCGATGCTCTATCAGAACCCGGCGAACCCTTCATGCATCAGGAAGGGCAGCTTCGTTGAGGCCATCGGGATAAGCGGCAACCAGGGTACGGCGATCACCCCCGGCAGCACATCGGAGGGCTCCTGGACCTCCATCGGCACCACATCGAAACGGCTTTGGTGGTGGCAGATCGGCGTCCAGGTGCCGTCAACCGACACCTCCCACAACGCGGGAGCGCTGCATTATGACCTGGCGGTTGGCGATGCCACGAACAAGGCGATTATCATCTTGGACTTGTGCGTCCAGGTGTCTGCCAGCGAATGCATATCGAACCGGCCGCTGACAGCCGGGGTCGAGTGGGAGGTTGAGGCCGGTTCGTCAATTTATGTGCGGGCGCAGACATCAGGCACGGCGGAAACGCATCAGGTCGGCGTTTACGGCCTTGGAGGGTAAATGAAGAAATTCCGGCTCACGATTCCGACGATGGGGGCAGTAGCCCTTGACACGATGCGGGCTGCGGAACGCATTTGCGCTGCGGCTGGCGCACGGCCGCCTGAGTACATGGTGGCAACCAATTCGGCCGGGGAGACAAAATGCAGGATCGTGCGGTGGTTCATGTGGGACACCGACGATGAATACCTGATCATACTGGACGACGATGTGGTGCCGCCCAAGAACTTCCTGTCGCTGCTCGATCGTGAGCTGCCGATAGTAGGCGGCGTCTATCCCTTGATGAACCCGCGCCTGTGCATGATGCCCTTCGACGGCGCCTATGTCAGGCAGCAAAAGGGCGGCTATCTGCCGATTGAGGACGACGGCACCCGGCATGGCCTGGTCGAGTGCGATGCCATTTGCAGCGGTGCCATCTGCATCCACCGATCGGTCTTCGAGAAAATACGCCCGGCCTTCTGCGAGCAGTATGACGATTGGGGCATCGTCACGAAATCAGACGACATCTACTTTTGCGAGCGGGCAAAGGAGCAGGGCTTTAAAATCTACGCCGATCTGGATGTCAAATGCGAGCACCTGAAGCGTGTGGGCCTGCGCGACATGACAAACCGGATCGCAACGAGCATCCAGATGTGGAACGCCATGCAGGAGGTCTAAGATGGCCATCACAGAAGCCTACACCGAAAACGCATTGATCGGCAGCACCGAGTATTCGCTGACCAATGACAGCACGACCATCGCGGCACAAACCGCCGATGGCGTCTATCAAGTCTTCATTGACACCGGCAACATGGCAGCGGGCGATCAGTTCAGGATCAAAATCAAAGAGAAGGTCTATTCAGGCGGCACACAGCGGGACATCTACGCTGCGGTCTTGACCGGAGCGATGACCGACAATTGGGTATCACCCAGTCTTATTTTGATGCACGGCTGGGATGTCACAATTCAAAAACTTGCCGGCACCGACAGAACATTTTATTGGTCGATCAGAAAAGTCGCCTAAATGTCCTGGACCTATCAGCCACTGCTTCCGGCTGCAGCGGACCTACAAGCCGGCGGCGCACAAGAAAACACGATAGCAACCGGCGCCGACGGCTATCTCCAAAAAGCCGACGCGAAGACGACCGGCGCTGACGGCTACCTCCAAAAAGCCGACTCGAAGACGACCGGCGCTGACGGCTACCTCCAAAAAGCCGACTCGAAGACGACCGGCGCTGACGGCTACCTCCAAAAAGCCGACTCGAAGACGACCGGCGCTGACGGCATTCTCCAGGCATTTGCTCTCAAGACGTTCGGAATCGATGCTTACACGCTTGCGCCGTACACCAAAACGATCAGCATCGATGCGGTTCTCTACGAACAGATTATTCATTATGTAAACGATGTCGTTCTCGATTATCAGACGTCGACGACCGGGGAAAAAACAATCAGTCTTGACGCCCTCGTTCAGGCGGCCCTGACGAAAAGCTTTGGCTACGACGCCTATATCCAAAAGACAATCTCGGCATCACTTTCACTCGACGGTTTTCTTAGAATCTCAAAAGAGCTTGGGATCCCGGTTGACGCACTCCTCATGCGGCTTGGGATGTCATCTTCGGTTTCAATCGATTCGCTTGTTTCACAGCTAAATCTTTACCGAAACGCATCGATCGACGTTCTGGCGAACAAAGCCGGGCTCATCGCAGCGGCCGACCTCGACGCCATGGCCACAAAGGCGACTGAAATTCAGGCCGCAATGGACGTACTCGCAAACAAAACAGGCATCTTCGCAGGCACATCGATCGATGCGATGACGCTTCTTCAGGCGATAAAGCAGGTTCAGGCCGATGCACTGCTTCTAAAAGAAGGCGCACAAAAACAGGCCGACCTCGACGCTGTCATATCCCAAACGAAGGCGCTCGAGGCCTCGATCGGGGCGCTTATCAAAAAGACGATCGCGGCAAACATCGGTCTTGACGCGATTGCGGCATTTTCTGAACTTTACGAAACAGCCCAAATCGACGCCTTTATCAAAGAAATAAAGATACTCCAAGGGGAGCTCGATGCGCTTGTCTCGAAACAAGGGCTTTCGTCATCTTCAACCATCGACGCCCAAGTTTATCTCCAGGTCTTAAAAGAGATTCAGGCCGATGCAGTGCTGCTTAAGCTTGGCCAGGAAAAGCCAACCGAGGTCGATGCGATCATCTGGCAGGCAAAGTCACTTCAGGCATCAATCGAGGCGCTTCTTCAAAAGGCGACCGTTTCATCCGTAGGGCTTGACGCCCTTACTGGAGCAGATGGCGCCTATGAATCGGCTGAAATTGACGCCTTCATCCAACAGGCGAAAGTTCTTCAAGGCCAATTCGACGCGCTTCTTTCAAGTGAAGGGCTTTCTTCTGAAACCGCAATCGATGCACAGCTCTACATCCAGGCTCTGCGCCAGATTCAAACCGATGCGCTTCTTGCCAAATCGGACCAGACGAAATCAGCCGAAGCCGATGCGATCCTTCAGAAGGCGACGGCGCTTGAGACTTCAATCGACGCTTCGCTTCAGAAGGCCTTCTTCGACGCGGTCGGGATCGACGCACTGATCGAATCAAACGCGCTCTACGTTGAAAATATCGTTCTTGACTTTGCCGCTGCCGGCACAAAAACGGCAAGCCTCAATGCGCTTCTCCAGAAGGCGCTGTTGAAATCGACACAACTTGATGCCATCATCGTATCGATGATCGCAAAGACGATCGGTGCCGACGCCATCTTGAGCAAAATCGGGCTGTCGTTGACGGTGGCGGTTGACTCTCTTATTTCAGGCCTTAGGCTTTCGGCTTCCACGGATGTCGATTCACTCCTTCAGGCGACGGGGCTTTCTGTGGCCTCACCGGTCGATGCGCTTATCTCGAAGGCCGGAACCGAAATCGGTGCCGCCATTGAGGCGTTTATTGCCAACGCCGGCATCGAAAAAACAGCATCGATCGACTCGGTTCTTTCAATGGCTGGTGTTGAAAAAACCGCCCTGGTCGATGCCCTTCTCCATAAAATAGGCCTTTCATGCGAAACAAGCCTTGATGCCTACACGCAAAAACTCAATTCGATCCAGACCGCACTCGATGCGGTGCTTGAAGTGCTCGAATTTCCAACGGCCAACTTCGATGCGCTTCTCATAAAAAACCTTTTCACGGCAACTGGACTTGATTCGACTCTTTTGAAAACCGGCGTTCTGTCGCAGGCCGAAGTCGACGCCCTTATTCAGGAGCTCGAAAAAACACTTTCGGTTGGGCTTGACGCCTTCGCAACACACGCATTTGCAAAGACGCCGCAGATCGACGCCCTCATCTCCGCTGTCGCCCGTGTGACCAATCTGTCGGTTGATGCCGTCCTTTCGATGATTGGACAATCGACGACTGCAATCGATGCCATAATCGAGCGCATCACAGGCCTTTACACATCGCTTGACGCAATGCTGCGCAAAACAAAGGGCACATCCGCCCAGGTAGACGCCCTGGTCCGAAAACTTTTTTCAAAATCGGTTTCGATTGGGGCTGTCCTTTCGAAAATGTTCTCATGTGCGGCGGCAATCGACGCATTCCTTGTAATCACAAGGGCAAAGACGCTATCGGTCGATGCCGTCCTGCTAAAGACGGTAACCCGCAATTTTTTAGTTGACAGCTATCTCACTAAAAGTGATATAATGGTATCGCCATTGATCGATGCCCACCTCTACAACTTGGGGCGGATCGATCAGCAGCTCGACGCATTGCTATCCAAGCGATTTGTTTCGTGGGTTGCGCTGGATGCCTACCTGACGAGATTGGACCAAAAACTCGTTGGCTTCGATGCGTGGCTGTATACCGGGACGATCTTTGAAACGACACTTGATGGAATCCTGTCGCTTGCGATCCCAAGGCCTGTCCAGACCGATGCACTTCTGAACAAGGCGGGCCTTGAGAAGACGACGATGATGGACGTGATCATCTACAGCACCCTGATCACAACCCACGCAAAATACAAATTCGTCGTCACAAACGCCAAGCCAGCATTCATCTACTCCGCAACAAAGCCGACCTTCGTGGTCGATGCCTTGAAGCCGGAGCTGACCTCCGACCAGGAGAAGCCATCATTTGTCGTTACAAACACAAAACCCAGGTTTGCAGCCACACGATAGGTCGAAGCCCAAAGGAAAGGACATTCAGTCATGGCTGCAACCGTTCAAATCCACGAAATGACCGGCGCAAGCACCGGAGTCGACAAGACTTCCGGCACCGTCCGTTTCAAATCCGCCGACGAAACAACCGTCGACACCAACAACCGCATCCAGATTCCGCCCTCTGGGACCACCTATTCCTACACGAAGACGCTGCGGTTCTATTTCGACAGCGCTCCTTCAGTAGACATCCAGAACCTGCGCGCCTACTCGGATGGGAGCAGCGGGTTCGGCACCGGGATCGGCGTCCAGTACGACACGTCCGGATCCTGGGCCGCGAATATCAACACAAACATCTCCGGGACCGATCTGTTCACCAAGACATCCGGCTCCCCGATCGACCTGGACGTCACGAACACCGGCCCACACACCGGGACTGGATACAAAGGCGACTTCCTGCGGCTGCAGATGACCGTTGCCGACACCGCGTCCCCTGGATCTCTTACTCCCGAGACACTTACGTTCGCCTACGACGAAACCTAATCTCAAACAAGGGGCCCCGGGGATCCGGGGCCCCTGGAATAAAGACGGGGTGGCATGGAACCGAATCAATTCTACACATGGGAAATGGAAACAGCAGACGGCGAAGTGCGGCGCCAGTACGATGAGTCCGGAAAAGAGCAGACATGGAAAACGCTGCCGCTTCACCGGATCGTGAGAGTCTCTTTCATACCGGCCGTCAACCTTTTACCGAAACACGACATCCTGCTTGACTTGACGCAGGGCGATCAGTTCGTAAGGCGATTCGGGCGCGGTTTCATGAAACTCACAAACGACGGCGTGCGCCTCAAAGAATACCTGAACTGCTGCGTCACCAACAAATATCGCGCATGGGTGTTTTCGAGCGGGCGGATGATCATCACACCGCCGGAGCTGGAGATCAATCTATGAGCCAGAAATTCACGCTGTCTCGTGCAAAAGACCCATACGAGCGCTTCTTTGCCGAAATCGACATTTCGCAATGGCTTGCCAACGAGACGATTTCAAATGTCGACTTCACCGCCCAGGATGAAGATGGGGTCAATATGTCGACGACGTTTCTTGACGCGGCGAAATGCACTTTCAGCGCCGGCATCCTGAAGCCCTATATCCAAAACGGCGAAGACGGCAAACGCTATCACATTGTCATGAAGGTGAGCACGCTCCAGGACCCGAGCCGGGATGTCTTCACCCTGACCGTCAACGTCAAAAACATCATCTGAGGGTAAAATGGCACTCATACTCGTAGCCACCCCCGGCGCCTCCGACGCAAACACCTACTGCACATTGTCGGATGCAAACACCTACTTTCAATCGCGCCTCCACAAAACCGCATGGGAGGATGCCGGAAGCACCGAAAAAAACGCGGCGCTTGTCTGGGCAACCCGGCTTCTCGACGAGCTGGTCATCTGGAACGGAAGCAAAACCGTCGATGACGGCGCCCTTAAATGGCCAAGAAGCGGCGTGAGAGACACCGACGGGATCCTCTTTGAGGAAAACGCGATCCCCACCTGGCTTGAGCAGGCGACCGCCGAATTTGCTTTTCATCTGCTCTCTGAGGATCGCACCCTCGAGACGAACCGCGATCTGAAAGGCCTACGCAAAGTCAGCGTCGATGTGATCAGCATCATCGTCGACACCAAGTCAATGAACTCGAAAAAGCCCACCATGCCGCCGTCTGTGTGGAGCATCGTCAAGTTCTACGGCAAGATGTACGGACAACGAAAAACCCTTGTGAGGGCATAATGGGACTCCTTGAAACAGTCAGGTCGGTTGCCGATGTTGCTTTCGAAATTGCAGGCAATTTCAAAGTTCAAGTTCAGTATGTCTCAAAACAGGCCCAAACATACAGTCCATCGACCGGATCAGTGACCGCAACCGCAGACAGGTCGGTCACAATGAACGTCATCATGACCAAGGCCAAATCACGCGAGGTCGACAACGTCGCCGTCCTTGCAAACGACGTGTGGGCCCTCGCACTTCAGAGCAGCTTTGATGATTTTGAGCCGAAAGAATCCGACGAAGTCGTAAACGGCACAAGGCGTTACCGGGTAATTTCGGTCCACAAGATCATCGAATCGGGGACTGTAGCCTGGAAGCTACAGTTAAGGCTCAGAAAATGAGAAAAGAAATCGCCAACATAAGAGAGTTCAGGCGCTCGATCCGGCGTGACATCGAGGGAATAAAGAAGATCCTCAAAGACGCCGCCTTCAAGGCCATGGACGAGGCGATCGAATACGTCGCAGACGAAAGCAAGGTCTGGTCGGGCTCGTTTGTCTGCAGCAACCGCATCGGCGTGAACGAAAAAAATGCCGCGGCCCCGACCGACCTGAAGCGTTGGGACCCAACCGACACGAACCCAAAGTACCCGATCAAGGTCACAAAAGAAGAGGAAACGGCCGTTCGGGTGAAAGCCACGTCGGAAATGAAGGCCGATCTCAGGCTAAAACGCAAAGAAATTCAGCCATTTGGCCAGTTACACATGACGAATCGCATCGAGTATGCGGATGCCGCGAACGCCTGGTCGGGTGATGTTTACACCAGGGCCGCCAGGGTTGCCGACCTTGCGGCTGAAAAAGAGTTTAAGCACGCGAATTCAATTGACAAAAATTCTCACTTATAGTAAGACATTTTCTGAATAACATTAACTTTCTGAATAAGACTCCATGAGCTTCAAAGACGCACAGCTTGCAATCGAGACGAAATTCGCCACGGCATTCTCCGGCTGCCCAGTGAAATACGAAAACGTCGACTTCCAGGCCGGAGGCGAAGACACCTTTTGCGAGCTAATCGTGGTCAATACCGCCACACGCCGTGCCAGTATCGGGGGGCCCGGGCTTCACCGCGAATGGGGGCTTATCCAGGCAAGAATCTTCACTCCACGAAACACAGGCACCGTTACTGGGAGGGATCTTGCCGATGGCGCAGCAGGCATTTTCAGGGACGCGCAATTCTCGGGGATCACTTGCCTAAGCCCAACGGTAAAAAATGTCGGTGAAGTGGAGGGTTGGTGGCTCACCGTCATGTCCGTGGAATTCTACCGAGACGAAACTTTCTAAGACACAGGAGATCTAAAAATGTCGAACACCAATAGAGTCCAACTGGCCCTTATCGAGGAAAGCACCTGGGGCACAACCCCGTCAACCCCCAACATGGACAAGCTGCGCATCACGAGCGAATCGCTTGGCCACGAAGTCGAAACCATCACAAGCGCCGAACTTCGCGCCGACCGGAACCTCGGCGATGTCATCCAGGTCAACCGACAGAACACTGGCGGCTTCGAGTTCGAGCTTTCCTACGGGACGTTCGATGACCTGATCGCGGCAGCCCTCTTCTCCGACTGGAACGCCAACGTCGTGAAAAACGGCGTCACCCGGCGCTCCTTCTCCATGGAGAAGGCCCTGACCGACATCGATGAGTATTTCATCTATCGCGGTATGGTCGTCTCCGAGTTCACCCTCAACCTTGCAACCCGTGCGATCTGCACCGGCTCCTTCAACTTTATGGGCGGCGCTTCGGTGCTGCAACAGACCGCCTTCGCGACGACCTACACCGCGGCCCCGACGACCGACGTCATGAACTGCATGACCAACGTCGCAAGCATCCAAGAGGGCATCCCATTTACCACGCTCTCCGGGGTCTTCATCCAGAACCTGTCCTTCACCGTGGCGAACAACCTGCGCGGCGTCTCTGCCATCGGCTACTCCACCGCCCAGGATATCGCCTACGGCAAGTGCGACATCACCGGCAACCTGTCGCTCTACTTCACCGACGATCGGCTCTACGACAAGTTCATGGCGAACACCGCGACTGCCCTCTTCTTCAAAATGCAGGACGTGGCTGGGAATTACTATCTCTTCGAGTTCCCCAAGGTGAAGTTCGCCAGCGAGTCGATTCCGACCCCCGGCCAGGACCAGGACGTCATCGAGAACCTGACCTGGCGTGCGCTGTATGACAGCGGCATCGGGGCACAGGTTCGGATCACCCGGCACGGCGCGTAACCGATTGGGCCGGTGAGGGAGCCAACGGTGCTGCCCCGTCACCCGCGGAACTCGATCCGGCCCAAACTAAAACAAAAATATCAACGGGGCATAACGGGGAGGCAGTATGAGTTTCGGATCCTTCGAAGAAATTTACGCAAAAGACGAAAGCAAATCGGAAAGCGGAGTACCCATGGACATCGGGTTCAACAAGAAGGGCGAGCCGATCGTCTTCATTGTGGCCGAGATGGGAAACTCTAAGAACGAGCGCTCGATGCGTCGTTACGAAAAGGCCCTGGAGTCGGCCCGGCGCGACAAGACACGCCGGCGCATGGTGTGGGCGAAGATCCTCTCCGAGTCGATCCTGATGGACTGGAGCGGTGTTCTCGACAACGACGGCAATCCGGTGCCGGCCACGCTGCAAAACAAGATCGCGGCCTTCGAGAAGTACGAAAAACTTTTCACTGATGTCATGGAGTTTTCGCAGAACCCGGAGAACTACCGGCCCGACGACAAGCAGGATGATCCGGCGGAGGAGTCGGAAAAAAACTTAAAGAGTGGGTCCGGTGGAACACCCGTTACGCCGGTCAGCTGACGTTCTTTCTAAACCTCGCCGATGAAGGCCGGCCGGTGCCGGCCTTGGATGAAAAGCCGGAACTCTTTCCGGAACTCATCTGGCTCTGGAAGGCCTTCATGCGGCTGAACAGATCGCGACGGTTTGGAATAAATGGTCCGGACCCATTGCAGGTTTCAGACATTACAGCGCTGGCTGATCTGATGGAACTGACAGACCAGCCGGCGCTGCGTTTTCTTGATCGCATGCAGTTGATGGACGGGGCCTACCTCAACACTTATTACGCCAACAAGGCTAAAAAAAATGGCCGAACTAAATCTCACAGTTGATTCAACTGCTGCGGTCGGTGGCGTAAACAGGCTTGAAACAGCCCTTGAATCCGCACTCGTAAAAGCCGAAGCGCTCCAGCGCTCCCTTCACATGCAGTTCAGCATGGGCAAGGGCCATGACGCTACCACGGCCGCCATGACCAAAGCCGAACGCATGATGAAGGCGGAAGCGACTGCGTTAAAGCGCGCCATGAAAGGCCTTGAAGTAGACATCAAGGCCACCATCAGCACAAAACACCTTATCAAAGACATGCGGGCCATTCAGCGGGCGATCACCGCCTACGGGCCGCTTAAAATATACGCCATTGTCGAAACAAAGGGTGTAGCCGGCGCGGCCAGTGCGGCGAAAGCTGCCGGAGAGGAGATCCGGAAAGAGCGCGCGGCAAAAAAAGAGGCGAAGCCGGCCGCCGCCGCCGTCATGGACACTGTTGCAGCACCGGCCGTTGCGGCCGCCAGCAAAGGAGTGGGCTCCAATTTCGTCCCCGGCAGAGACGTCGATGAAGTCATCGGCCGCTACAGAAGGGAAGACCAGCTTTGGGTTGATAAAACAGGAAGCCACCGGATCAACGATTATAACGACGCGATCAGGATTGCGAAAGAGCGCGGCGGCACCGTGCTGCCGATTTCAGGCGAAAATCGTCAATGGGCGGTCGCCCTCGAATCGCTTGAAAAAGTCAAATACGAACTTGACGCCATTAGAAGCGAACCGCCGAAGACATCGCCCGGTGTCGTAAGCGCACCCGCAGATGCAAAACACGGCGTCTATGTCGCACGAAGCCTTGCAACTGGAGAACGTAAAAAAGGCATCACCGACGACATCGACCAGCGCATGGCCGAGCACAACGCCGGCAAAGGCGGCAAATACACCAAAAGAGACGGCGGCCCTTACGTCCTTGAGCGCTGGAGCGGACTTGTCTACCCGGACGAGGCCTCCGCGAGGGTCATGGAAAAGAAGATCCAGAAGTCCTCGAGCGCAATGAACAAAATTCCCGAAGTCGTTCGGGAGGACGCCGACCTGCGCATCCTAAAAGCCTACAGGGATCTTGCCAAAGGCCGCGGCCTTTCAAATGTCGAGATCGCCGACATCCGTGACAAAGCGGGCGTTGGACAAGGGGAGATCGCACGTTTCCTAACAGCCCGCTCCCAGGCCGGCCAGGCCGTCATGTCCCTCGGCGACGGATCGGTATCGACCAAACGCGTGCGTGGCGGCGCGGTCGAACTCCTCGGCAAGAAGAATCTTCTGGCCAGGATCGACAACGTCGAAGACCAGATCATTGAGGCGGAGAAGCGTTTGTCGAAGCCTCGCACGATGCAGCCTCAGCCGGTGCAGCCAAAAGTTGTAGAGCCTCAACCACCAAAGCTTCCAGTAGAGCCGATTCCGGAATCGACCGCCGAATCAAAAGCAAAAGCCGACGAAAGAATGGCGCGCGCCAAGCTTCGCGATCAGGCTCAGCAAAATCTTTATACAAAAAAGAAAAAGGTTGAGCCGGAGCCTACGCCTGCTCCAACGCCAGAGCCCAAAGTTATTCGGCGTCCCTCAAAAAGAACAATCAGCGCGACTCCGTTTGCGCCGAGTACGGAGCCTGGGATTGTCTTCGATACGGCTGTAAAAAATCTGAGCAAAAAAGAAACCGTTGCAAGTGGCAGGCTCTTCCCGTTCATGGGAGAAGCCTGGAACGACCCAAAATATAGATCGGTCACCGCGCCATTAAACCGGCTGTGGGGCGAAATCGTCAACCGCACAAAAGATGTCGAGGGCGGGAAACATCAACGCATCCCGATGCTTGAAAAGCAGCTTGAGGCGCATTGGGGCAAACAAACCGACGTCGGGAAAGCGCTTGCACTTCTTCAGCGTGCGGCTACAGAAAAGACAATCGAGATTTCCCGCTACCCGAAAGTGTTCAATCCGGAAAGCAAGCCGCCGGACACAGATGTCCACAAAGTCGATGCCCTTAAACGATTTCTTGAATCAAAGGGCGTCAAGGTCGGCGAACGCGAAGCCGGAAGCTACGGTTATCAAAGAGATGGGATCGTCGCATCCCCGACGCGCGAGCAGAGCCTGAAACAGCTGCAGCGCATGTTCCGTGGCCAGGATATCCAGCAGACCGGCAAAGGCGCCTATGAGATCGTGACGAAAGGCGGCGCGAGGCTCCCCTGGCAAACCGTCGGGGATCTGCCGCATCAGCGTGTGGGCCAGTACACCGTCGGCGAAGGCGTCAAGGTGCTGCGCGGCAAAGGCACGCAGATGATCACCGGCTACCACGAGCAGGCGCACTGGCTCGAGGATACCGGCCTCATGCGGCCACAGCAGGCCGAAGCCCTCACAAAGCACCTGCGCCAAATCGGCATGGCATCGGACGCAGAGAGCCGCGCACGCTTTTTGGGCGACACGATGTTCCGGCGCGCCTCCGGTGTTCGCCAGGATCTTCCTTCGAAAATCGAGCGGCTCGTCCAGTCGATCGAGTCCGGCAAAATCTTCGAGAAGGCCCCGCTCTTTCCGAAAGGCGGCGGCATCGATGCGAACACGCGCTCCTACGGCATGGGACAAGATGAAATCCCGCCATATCAAAAGCGACTTGGCTCCAAACACGGGTTCTTTGAATCCCAAAAGAACGACCGCCGCATATGGTACGACTCACAGCTTGAACTTGGGCGCTTGATGCAGCTTGAGCAGGACCAGGCGGTTGCCGCTTACGGACGGGCACAGCGTCAAATCCCTTATGAGTATGGAGGAAAAAGATATTCCTACACGCCTGATCTTGAAGTCGTAAGATCCGACGGCAGCCGCATGGTCGAGGAGATAAAGCCGTCTGCGACCAAAGCCGGCATGATGTACGGTTCGATCCCGAAGGAAACCGCTAAGGTCAATGCGGCCATCGAGTATTTGAAGAAAGCCGGGATCGGATACGACATCATTTCCGAAAAAGAGATCGGCCGCGATTTTATGAAGCAGGCGCGCGCGACCACACCATCTTACGGCATGACCGAAGATGAATTTTTGAAGCGATTTGCCGAATCCAAACGCGGATTAAAGCCAGAAGAAAGCGTCGTCAGGAGAGCCGAACCCGACTATAACGCGCTGGCCGAAAAAACGGCGCAGGGATACGTTGCAGAACAAAAAGCCGCTGAACAAAAAATAAGACAAACTCAAGGCGCCCAATTTGTTGAAATGGGCGGCAAAGAGAATCTTACAGAAGGCTACAACCTTCTTGGCGAAGACTTTAAAAAATTTCAGGACCAGCGCCGTGAGCTTGCCGACATGCTCATGCGTGGTGGGACAGCTCGCGACCTTGATGAAATTGAACGGATCTTCGGGGACGACAAAAAGTTCATCAAGGCATACAAGAAAAATCTTGGCGAAATCGCCATCATGCAGAAAGGACGAAGCAAGCAGGCGCTCGAAAGCGAAGCCTACTTCGCCTCGAAGGGCAAGCTTGAAGAAAACGAATATTACAAAAAGCAGGTTCTACGAAAAGGCGGCATCGGGAAAGCGTTTAATCAGCAAGTGGACCTGCTCAAACGTGATGGCAAAACAGGCGAAGAGCTCTTCAGCGGAATCAAGACAGCCTACGACGAAGCTATGCGTTGGCGTCTTCTTGAAGACGTCAATGAAAAAGTCAAAAAGCAGATCGAGGCGGGCGCAAAGCAGGGCATTGTCGATGGTGTCGGTGCGGGCGTTGAGGCGACACAGGAAAAATCAAGAAAAGCAGGACAAGCCGCGACGTTTAAAACAGCGGCAGAAGCAGACGCAGCGCTTGCTGCCCAAAGAGGCGAACAGGCCAAATCCGTAGTCCCCGATAAATACAAAAAGAAACTCGATCAGTATGCCGAGAGAGTCGCCGATCTTGAAATGATGGCCCGAACTCCAGGGCAGCGGGATGTTGTGAAGGGCCTACGGACGCAGCTTGGTTCGATGCAGGCAGGAGTAATCGGCACAGGCGGCATCGAAGCCTACGGCGCCGGCCTCAAGAAACTCGGCGGCGAGATCGACAAGACCCACAAAAAGATCATCGCCCTGAATGGCGGCATGCGTGGCGCAGGGGGAGGGGGCGCAGGTGCAGGCGGGTGGGGGATCATGCAAAAGTGGTCCCTCTACATGAGCGGCATCGCTGCAACACTCTTCGTCCTGCAGCAGGCCATCTCCTACATGCGTGCTCTGATCGGCGCCGGCCAGGAGTACGAAAAGATCCTGCGCACGACGGCGGCAGCGGCCGGCATGACAAAGAAGGAAATGCAGGGACTCGACGCTTCCTTCATGAACATCATGAAGTCCCAGGGCTACTCGCAGAAAGACCTGGCCGAAGCGGCAACCGAGCTCATGCGGCTTGGGTTGAGCTACGAGGACGCCCAAAAGAAAATGGGCGATGTCGCCAAGGTCGCCGAGGCGACCGGCATGAAGCCTGCCGAGGCCGCCCGCGCCGTGGCACAGGACGTTCACGGGCTCACCCAGGCGTATCTCGAGCAGGCCGAGCTTCTCGACGGCACCCTCGCCAAAGCAACAGACAAGGCCGGCAAGTCGATCACGGTCATGCTCACGAAATGGTATCGCAGCAAAGAGCCCGATCTGATCAAGTTCCTCGAAAAGCTGATGAACTACATCGAGGCGAACCAGCCCAAGATCGAAAAGTTCCTCAATGCATTTATGACCGGGCTTACCAAGATCGGCGAGTTGCTCGGCATGGTGATCGACAAGGCGATGAGCCTCACCATCGCCCTCGAGAAGGCTTTCAGCAACCCGGCCTTCGGTGCGATCGCGGGTGGTGTGGGCGCAGGTCTTGTCGGCAAGTGGGCCCTTGGCAAAACTGCGGCAAAGCTGACAGCCTATGGCGCAAGCGAAGCGGTCGCCGGCGGCCTTGGTGCCACAGCGGCTGGCGCGGCGATGAAGACCGGTGCTGCCGCTGTCGGCGGAGCCGTTGCTGGAGTCGCGCTGCCGGTGACCGTTGCCGCCGGGACAATCTACGCCCTTACCAAATATGCCGAAGCACAACGTGAGGAAGAAGTCAGCTCGGCAATCGGAATCAAAGAACCGAATGCACGACTCAATGCGTTGATGGCCATTCGCGACGAACGTGTCGGCGAGAAATACGGGATCGATATGGCCGAATGGCCATACCCGGAAGAGCTTGAAAAAATGCGTGAAGAGTCGGCCAACGCGACAGATGCGTTGAGTCTTCTGACCCAAGCAATCGAGGCGACGAAGACCGAACTTGATGCGTTCAAGGCAAGGGCGAAAACCCTTCATGACATCCGCCGCGAAGTCGAGCCCGATGGGCGCAGTTACATGCGCTTCGACGACAAAGAACTCGATGCCCTCATAAAGGATATGTTTTCAAAGGGCGGCTTCGGCGAAAACACGTATGCCAAAGGCCTTGATGCAGAAATCAAACTTGCAAAACGACAGCTTGATCGACTGAAAGCAACACCTGGAACAGAAGAGCTACAGGCCGACTACGGCAAATTTATCGAACAAAAAGAATACGAAAAGTGGTTCACGCTGAGTCAGCGCAGAATGGGCGGCATACGCGAATACTCGCAAGTCTTCGGCGCCCCGGCCGCAACGATTCAGGAGCAGCCGCAGTTTGCGGCCCCGGCAAGCCGCTACGACGACATCTTCAAAGAGGCGGCCGACAAATTCAGTATTTCGGTCGACCTGCTCAAGGCCGTCGCCTGGCAGGAGTCGCGTTACAACCCGGTTGCAGTCTCCAAGGCAGGTGCCGTCGGCGTCATGCAGATCATGCCGGATACGGCCAAGGAACTCGGCGTCACCGACCGCTACGACCCGCGGGAAAGCATCTTCGGCGGAGCCAAGTACCTTTCGCAGCAGATGAACCGCTTCGGCGGCGACACGGCCCTTGCCCTTGCAGCCTACAACGCAGGCCCTGGCGCTGTCATCAGAAACGGCGGCATCCCGCCCTACAAGGAAACACAAAACTACGTCCAGAAGATCATGGGCGGTGTGGCCACAGCCGGTACGACCGACACCTTCCGGCCGATGATAGAAAAGACGGTCAGGAATGAAGTGGCGCAGCTTGGACTCCCGCCGAAGCGGGCCGAGGAGCTCGTGCAGTCGAGGATCTTTGCCGAAGAGCAGAAGCTCAAGGCGCCGACGATGAGCTTCTACGAGCAGCTCTTCAACATGACTGGTAAGACCGACGAAAAATACTGGGACAATGAGCTTGCGAAGATCAAGCAGGAGTCCCAGACGCTCGGCAAACAGGCAACGCCCGAACAGCAGGCTGCGTTCGAGTACCAGGCGGAATGGTTACAGAAAGAGCGACGGCGCGCGCCGCAGGTGAGGGCCCTTGAGGGGATCGAGGAGACAACCGGAGTAACACCGAAGGCCCTGATCGACATCCGTAAAGAACGAGAGACGGAGGCTTATCGCACCAAAATCAATCAAGAATGGGTCAAAGGCAACCAGGAAACCATTGCCAAACTGGAAAAAGCCCATGCTATCGAGATGCTAAAACTCGACATGCAAGGATACGCCGGCCGCCTCAAGGCAAACGAGGACTTCTTCAGCGAGACAGGCCTCATGACAAAGGACTTCCAGTCGCTCGAGGTCAAGTCACTCGAAGACCACATCGAGATCTTAAGAAAGTCCGGCAAGTACAACGAGGACGAGCTCGCAAAACTTTACGAATACCGCATGGAAAACCTGCGGCGGAAATTCATCGAGCCGGCCAAGCAGGAGCTTGAAAAGCTCTTCGGCGCGACCGGCCGCATGGCGCCCGAGCTCAAAAAGATGGAAGCCCTCGAAATCGAAGACGACGTCAAGAAAATGCAGGACAAGAACCTGCCGGAAGACCAGATCGAAGAGTACCGATGGCGCCGCTACCTCGATCTGAACGCGAAGGTGCTGGAGAGCACCGATGACGTCGCAAGCGGCATGCAGGCGGCCTGGCTGCGCTACCAGGCGACGGTCGAGCCGCTTGCGAAGTCGGTGTCCGACACATGGGTCAACGCGGCCCACAGCATGGAGTCGGCCTTCAAAGAAGGCTTCTTCGACATGATGGAGGCGAACTTCGACAACCTCCAGGAGACGGCCACGAACGCCCTCAAGATCATCCAGCGAGCCATGGCGGCAACCCTCTTTGATATGGTCAAAATGCCGATCATGGGTGCCGCCAAGACTGGCATGGACAGTCTTTTCAAAAACATTTTTGGGCCATCAGGAGCCACTAAGACAACGCCAACCACCGGCGACCGTCTGATTCCAGATTTTGGAGTTGCAAAAGGTGGAGCCTTCACTCCAGGCGGCCATTACGCCTTCGAAAAGGGTGGGGTGGTCGACCGGCCGACCTACTTCCGCTTCGCCAAAGGCAAAGGCCTGATGGGCGAGGCCGGCCCCGAGGCGGTGATGCCGCTCGAGAAGACGGCCGGCGGCGGCCTGGGCGTCAAGGCCTTAAGCGAAAAGCACGGCCCGATGATCATGCCGCTGAAGCGCATGCCAGACGGCGACCTGGGAGTCCAGGCGCAATTTGCCGCCGGAGGCGTGTTCGGTGCCAACGAAACGTTACAACCGAATCCGCAGATGGAAGCCGCCCAACAGGCCGCCCAGCCAGCAGCAGGAAGCGGTGGTGATGTGAAGGTCATCATCAACAACCATACCGGAGAGAAAGTCGAAGCCAAAGAGAGCCGTGGCCCCAGTGGCAACCGTGAGCTTGAAGTGATGATTGGTAATGCCTTGATGAAAGACGGGCCAGCCTCAAGGGCCCTGCAGCAGACTTACGGGTTGTCCCGGCGCGGCGTCATGAGAGGTTAAAAGATGGCAACAGCGTGGCCAACACAGAATTTGCCAAACTATCTGACGGATGAAGACGCGGTTGAAATAATGCCAGACAATACGATCCGCGGCAAAATGGATGTCGGCCCGCCGAAACTTAGGCAACGCTCAACGTCGGCACCGACGATATTCCGAGGGTCGTTGCTTCTCAATAGTACGCAGGCGGGTTACTTCGAAACATTCTACAGATCGACCCTAAAGCACGGGAGCCTCCCGTTCACATGGGTCCACCCACGCACCCGGAATTCTGCCGATATGAACTTCGTCGGCCAACCTGAAATGATCTACGTCGGCGGCGGCTGGTGGAAGGTTAACCTTGTTCTGGAGATCCTTGTATGAGCCGGAACGTCTCTTCGGTATTCAGGCAGGCTGCATATGCGCAGCAGACCGACCAGATCTATCTTGTCTGCCTTGAAATCAACCACGCAAGCCTCGCCCAGCCGATCCGCGTTGTGAACAACTATTCAAACATCACTTCGGGCGGCAACGAATACATCGGGTTCCCGTTCGATATCGAGCTGCCACAGGACTTCGAGGACGCACTGCCAAATGTCAACATTGCCATCTGCAATGTCGACCGGCAGATCGTCTACGCGATCCGAAGCCTCACCGGGCCACCGACGATCACGATGTTTGTCGTGCTCGCGTCAAGCCCCAACACGATTGAAGCCGGCCCCTACACCATGACATTGAGATCGGCCAATTATGATGCCATGGCCGTCTCTGGGACAATCGTACCAGAAATTGTGGCGGATGAAGCATTTCCCGGCGATTACTTCACGCCGGGAAACTTCCCGGGCCTCTTTTGATGCAGCCTGACCTGTCAAAATATGTCGGCATCCCTTTTGTAGACCACGGCCGCAACCTGGCCGGCTGTGACTGTTGGGGCCTTATCCGGCTTATTTATAAAAATGAGTTCGGTATCGACCTGCCGGACATGGGGCCGCTCTATAATCATGTTTCAGACATGAGCGGCATGGCGAATATTTATGTAGACCAGCTTCCGAAGTGGGAGAAAACGCAAGCTCCGAAAACGGGAGATGTCGTTTTACTGAGAATTCAATCTGTCCCGATCCATGTAGGGATCGTTCTTGATGGCAGCACAATGCTTCACGTCATGCAGGGCTGCGATGCGGTTGTTGAAAACTTTAATACGCCATTGTGGAAGAACCGTGTGGAAGGATTTTATCGATGGAAAAAGTCTTAGTCGCCTGCCGAAAAAATCCGTTCATTCCAGGCCATGCTGACGTTGAACTGGCCGAAGGCGGCACCATCGCCGAAATCCTCGACCAGGTAGGCTTGATGAAAACGGCCGAAATCCACAGCGGGATTTTCGTTTTCATCGATGACCGTCTGATAGAACGAGATGCGTGGCAAACCACAAAACCGACAAACGGCTCAACTGTTTCAATCGGTATTGCCCCAGGAGGGGGAGGCGGCGGTGGCGGCGGCAAGAATGCAATGCGCACGGTCGCAATGATCGCCGTAATGGTCATCGCGATCGCTGCAAGCTATGGCGCAGCGACAGTTTTGGCTCCAGGGATGGGTTTTGCCGCTGGCGGGCTTGGGGCAAGCATAATTGGAGGGATCGCCGGAGCAGCTGTCGGCATTGCCGGAGCCATGCTCGTCAACGCCCTTATCCCGCCGCCAACGCCCAAGAACAGCTCGGATAGTGGTCCCAACTATCTCTCCCGTATGGGGAACCGCATGGACCCTTACGGGCCTGTCCCGAAGATTTATGGAAAACACAGAGTCTTCCCACGCTACGCCTCAATGCCTTACACAGAGCTAGTCGGCTCAAAGGAAAACTATCTCCATTGCCTGTTCTTGATTGGAAAAGGCAAATACGATCTTTCCGATTTTAAAATCGGCGACACGGCGCTTTCATCGTACCAAGGCGTCGAAATGGCGATTTACAATACCGACTACACTCTCGACTTCCCATTATTTCCAAATGACGTAGGTGAAGAATCGCTCTCGATCCTGCTTGAGCAAAATGTCCAGCATGTGAGGACGACCACGACAGATGTCGAGCACATCTCGCTTGAATTCACCTTCCCAGAGGGACTCTATCGAATTTCAAGCAGCGGGGGCAGGCGCGCTACAACCGTTGAATTCACCATTGAATATTCACCTAAAAATCAAAATAATTGGAAGGCCATGGGCGGCACAAGAATAAATGTCGCCAATAATCCCACAACCCTTCTTGCAGTCGGCCAAACCGCAACAAGCGCTACCGGCTCCGGAACGATTGCAAAAATCCATTATTCGGTAATCCAGCAATTCGTCGAAACAATAGAAATAATCGAATCCTACGGCATCGGATGGTGCCCAGAATCCGGCGGCTGCTATAATGTGATTCGATACGAAGACGTCTATCAAGATGTAACCGTGGTGTCCGCGATCGATGTCTCGGTCACAAGCGGATCTTTCTCTGCCAGTCAGACTGTCCAGGTTGAATATTCCCCTGGTAATTACGTCAATTTGACATCGACAAGCGTCTACTTGAATCCGTCTACCGTTCATGATGAAAACGGCGCCCCTTTCAGATGGGGAACATCGTTCGATGTCCCCAAAGGCCAATACGATATCAGGGTTACCCGTACAAGCTCGCACTCGGAAAGCAACCATTATTACAGCACCTACTGGACAGTGCTCCGCGGCGTCACCAAGCAAGTACCCGTCACCCTCACCGGCTGTACTTTAGTTGCACTGCGGATCAAGGCGTCGAACCAGTTGAACGGCGTGCTTGATCAATTTAACTGCATGGCCGAAGGTTTTGTCGAAGTGTGGGATGGAGCTAATTGGACCCTTGCCAAAAGCAGGAGCCCCGTGTGGGCTTTTGTCGATATTCTATGCGGAACGTCGAACAAGCGGCCAATCAGCAAATCACGAATCGATCTTGACGCCGCCATAGGATGGCATCACTACTGCGTGGAAGAAGGATTTAATTTTGATGCCATCATCGATTACAAGACAACCGTTTGGGAACTTCTGCGGCAAGTCTGTGCGGTTGGCCGTGGCAGCCCAGGCATGACCGACAACAAATTCACTATCATCGGTGACATGCCAAAGCCGATGCCGGTCCAGCACTTCAGCCCGAGAAACTCGTGGGGCTTTTCCGGAAGCCGTGTCTTCCCCGATATCCCGCATGCGCTTCGCGTTCGCTTTCCGAACGAAGTAAAACAATACGAAGAAGACGAATGCATCATCTATGATGATGGCTACAATTCCGGCAATGCCACGATCTACGAAACAATCGAATTCTTTGGCGTGACCAATTACAACCACTGCTGGAAACTTGGCCGCTACCATCTTGCCACACTCAGGCTCAGGCCGGAAACATATCAATTCAATACCGATGTCGAGCACATGGTCTGCACCCGCGGCGACAGGGTGCGCTTGACGCATGACGTCCTGCTTGTTGGCCTTGGACAAGGGCGCATCAAGTCCATCTCGACCACATCGATCTCAATCGACGATGAAGTTGTAATGGTGACCGGAAAGACATACGGCTTTCAATTCAGGCGCTCGGACGGAACATTCAAGACATGTACTCTTACAACCGTAAACGGTACCCATCCGGCCGGGACTGCCTTGACCATCAGCCCAGCAATGAATCCTGCCGATCTGCCTGCCGTCGGGGATCTTGCCTTCTGGGGTGAGTCCGAACATGAGGCAATCGAAGTCGTCGTTTCACGCATCGAGCCTGGGCCTGATCTTACCGCAAAGCTAACCTGCATTCCTTACAATGAGGCCATCTACACAGCCGACCAAGGGACCATCCCGATATGGGATTCGAACATCACGTTGCCGCCTGTTGTCGACCGCAGGCCGCCAAAGCCCAAGATCGTCTCGTCGATTTATAACTACAGGCCAGAACAGCTCAACCCGGACGGCACAGTTGCCCTCATAATGAGCGTTGGCTTCTCGATGAACGCAACCGGATTTCTTATTTCAGGCTATCCAGAAACAAGTGCCGGGTTCATTGCCCAATATCGGGAAGACGATGCTCAGTGGACAGAACTGCCGCACCTGTCCCGGGAGCAGCGAAAATTTGAGTTCCCTGTCAAAAACGGCCTTGTCTACGACATGCGGATCAGAAGCTTCAACTACCCAAACGGGCTGTCCGATTGGGATACGCTCGAAAACGTCACCGTCGACTTCGCGGCCCAACCGCCGTCGATGATTGCAAACCTTCGCTGTGTCGGCGGCGGGACAAGCTTCACGACCACAGATCTTGAGGTCACCTGGGACACCGTTATCAACGAGTATGGCGGCGCATCCATTCTCGACTATAAGGTTGAAGTGCGATCAAGCGATGGGAACACCCTGCGGCGAACCGAATTCGTTACGCAGAATTATTACATGTACGACTTCGATAAAAATGTCACCGATGGCGGCCCGACGCCGGCATTGCAGATTCGCGTGTGGGCGCGAAACAAATTCGACGTTCTCTCCGACACCTTTGCAAGCGCTGTCTTTACGAACCCGGCGCCGCAAAACCCAAGCGGGCTCACTTCATATTCTCCGATGGGCGGAGTTGAATTCGGCTGGAACGCAAACACCGAAGCCGACTTCAGCCATTTCATCTATCGGTTTAAAATCGGTGACGACCCCGAGGAGCCCTGGAGCGGGTGGAAACTTGCTCCGGCAACGGCTTTCTTTAAAATGTTTTCTGAAGACGAAAAAGCGCTTTATGGAGAAACGCCTGAATTTTATTTCGAGATAAAAGCCGTCGATGTCTTTTTCCAGGAATCAGGTGCCACAGCGTCGAACCAGACTGCAGGTTCGCTCAATATCGACCTTACCGATATCGATGATTTCGCGATCAACGCTTCGAAGATCTTCATGAAAATTCCGGTCATTCAAAATTTGACCCTAACCGACAACTCGCCTTCAGCTGGACGCATTTCGTGGAGCGACTGCGAAATCTACTACAATGGCAACAAGTATGAAATTAACGCTGGCAGCACGCCGGAAAACCCGGAGTCTCCAGCGCTTCCATACAGGTATATTTACTGGAAAGACCTTGCCACCGGAACCAGCTTCGCCACCGGCTTTCTCGTCTCGCAGGAGCACCCGGCTGACATCGAATCCGACTGGAAATCCGGTGAAGACTTCATCATCGCCGTCAACGTCAACGGGGTGGCCCAGGAGGCCTGGAACGCAATCGCAAACCAAGTGATCGGGTCAGCCTATATCATGAATGCCGCAATCGAAGATGCCCACATCAAAGAGCTGAACGGCTCAAAGATCATCGCCTCAAGCTCAATTGCGATCGGCAGCCGCACCTTTGGTGCAGGCGGCATGCAAATCGAATACGATGGCGACCACGGCGCACAATTTCATATCGGGAACGGATTGACCGGCGATGATGCTCGCTACATGAAATATATCGGAGGTGATGTTCTTCTCAAAGGAACCTTTATCCTCGAAGAAGGATCGATGGGATTTGTGCATCTTTCGGATGCGCCAAAATTCTTCAACCAAGGCATAATGCCCACATCGACCCCCGGCGACCAAACAATAAACTTTGCCCTTCTTGGCCCAACACATGATGGTTATGGCTACGATCCGCAAGGCGGCCCCATATTCGAGCATCCGACATCGGGAACCTTTTCTACTTATTTCACAAAAAACGGATCAGCGGATTTTAGGACATATACCTATTTTACTTCCGGATCAAATTATTTAGTTTGGAACAATGAACCATCTTTCAACTGTGGGATGGATTCATCTAGTGATTATGGAGCAGCTACTTGCGTGCCGGTAATCACAAGAAGCGGACCCGTAAATATCGACTTTACTTATCCATATAACAATTATGCCGATGAAGATGCGATAACAAATCCACTTGATAGTTCATATGGGAAAACATGCGTTGCATTAACAAAAAGCTCTCCTTCATATAACGGAACCAACCCACCAGAATACGGGGTCGGATCGAATAGTGGCCTTTATTTGGTCCTCGGACTCAATTCCTCAGACTTGGGCGGCAATGCAAGCGGTAAATTAAGAGTCATCCAAAGGGTGAATGGGACAAACACAACTGTTGCAAGCGTTAACCATACCTATACAAACAGAAGAATCTACACCGGGTCATCAAATCCTTGGAGATATATATGGACAAATTCTGTCGACAATCCAACATACGCGTCATCAACCACTGAAAATTCAATCATTAGATTCCAAGACGGAGCTAAAAAAATAATAAAGCTAAGAATGTGGCGACAGGGCTCCAATCAAGTACCAAGTGCTGTTGAGATCCAAGGATCAAACACGGGTTCGTTCACAGGAGAACAAACAACAATTTACACAAACAGTTCACTTGGGACATGGTCTTACCCGGCGTGGAAAGATCTTACTTTTGAAAATCTAAACAGCTATGAATATTATAAAATAATCCTAACCTTCCCGTCTGTGAACTGGACTAGCATGACTTCCATGCAAATAATGGATGCAAGCAATATTAATCTTGGAACCCCAAAATTTTCAAGATTTAGCTGGTCAATTGACTTTGACGATCATACATTTTCAGTATATGAAGATGGGGCCACAGTCATCAGTAACCAAAGTTTTTCTTCGTCGATCGATTCTTATTTGACAAGCAATGTCCAATTTAGCTTCTACAATTTTCAAACATACAAAGGCATGAAATGTTTCCAAAATGTTAAAATATGGGCAAATGAATTCAACCCTGATCCGAACTCAATAACTATCGGGAAGATCAGCTCTAATGCTGCAAGGGCATGGCTTAGATTTGAAAATGTAAATATTCCCAAAAATGCGACAATTAACTCTGCAAAATTAGTTTTTAATTCAAAATCGCAACTTTCAGGAACTGTTAATGTAAGAATCCAAATTGAGAATGCTGAAAACCCATTGGTGCCAGTGTATTATTCCGATCTTGTCGGAAGATCACTTGGAACTGCAAGTGACAAATCAATCACTTCACAATGGAACGCTGAACAATCTTACGAGATAACAGGTCTTGAAGCCATTTTTGAAGAGCACTTTGGAAGATCATATTGGCAGGAAGGGAATACAATCCAAATTCATATTCTGGACAATGGATCATCTTCCAGCGTCAATAGAATGATTTACTCTTACGAAGCAAACATAAATAAAAAAGCATATCTTGTCATTAACGTCGACACCCAGGAATATACGTTGCGCGCCAAGGATCTGTGGCGAAACACGAACAACGGAACTCTTTATATTTACAGCGGGACTGAATGGCTCCCGGTGACAAACTCGGTTGAACTCGGTGACATCGCCTTCAATAACATCGTCAAAAAATACCATCTGGAATATGGCAATGTCGGCGGCCGGGTACTTGAATCGGTCACCGGGACATTCGTCCCCGGCTTTGTTTACATGGGCAACAAAACCGCCGCAACCGCCGTTACCACCAGCGCAACCGCTGTGGCCACAGCTGATGCGCTTACGGCATCCGGTGCCGATGACGAATTCTTCCTTGTCGTTGCCGATGGCGTTGGCACGGCTGGAAGCGACAACTCCGGTACCTTGACCTGGGCCAACACCTCTATCAAGCTTGAAGCGAAAGAAGGCGCCGGCTCCTGGACCCAGATCGGCGATACCTACACAATAAAAGACTGCGGTTACGGGAAGTCGCTTTCGATTAGCCATCTCTATACACCAACCGCCGCTGGAGCGACTCAGTTTAGGGCCACAATAGAGGGGGCCTCGGGGCTCTTGCAGACGGTAAATATTCAGGTTGTTCATCATAAAGGTTGACGTTCAATCTCTCATTTAGTAAGATTGTCTAAACGGGGGAATACGCTTCCAGGAGCCTATAACAATGGACAATTCCAGTGCCGTGATATCCACATTGTGGCCGTATATCATGACGGTTCTTGGCGGTATCCTGTCGATCATGGTCGCTGTTTTAATTAAGAAAATCGGCAACATAGACACTCTTACCGAAAAATTAAACAACCACCTTATCTCATTTGAAAAAACTCTTGCAGGCCTTGTCACCGACAATGACTGCCGGGCGGCCCGCGAAGCCTGCGTAAAGCTGAATAAAGCCCTTATCCAGGCCCCTCTCGAAAAAGCCATTTCAGAACACGAAGAAGAATCTGCCGAAAGAATCGATGGCATCGAAAAAGATGTCGAAGAGCTCTGGTTTGCCGTTCGTCACCACATACATTCCAAGGAGGGAGTAATCGTTGAAGATACCCCGAAACGCTATTCCCCTCCCGGCATGAGGACGTCATGAAAAATCTTGCCCCTGGAATCAAGTCAAGCGAATTCATCGGCCTTGCCGCCTATCTCGTCTACATGATCCTCTCTGGCACCGGGCTGATCGAACCTGGTGGTCACGCCGACATCGTGAAAGGCTTCGAGAAAGCCCCCGATGCAATCGCCGCCGTAATCCAGCTTGTTCAAAACTTCGGCGAGCAAACCCTTGTGGGTGGACTCCTCTGGGCCTACATCAAACGCAGGTCGGCCCTCAAGAACAACCAGATAAAAGTAGATGTCATTCAGGCTCAGGCACAGCTTGAAAAATACCGTGCGCTCTATGTCCAGCAGCCTAAATGAAAAAAAGATTTTTTGCACGCGTGTCATTCTCACCATTTGTGAGGCATACCCGCAGCGGACCCAGCACGAGTGCGCGCTTTATGAGCCCAACCTGAGAAGGACACATTGCCGCTTCTTTTTAAGAGAAGGGCCGGGGTTATGTTCACACCCGTCAATCCCTCAACTCTTCAATCTGAAGGCGCCGATATGATCTACCTCGATATCAAAGACGTTGAATCGATCAAGGAAGAAGACCTGCCGCTGCTTGTTTTGAGTTCCGATGCCAAAAGCTTCCTCGCCTGGGCGATCAGGCGGCGCACCAACTCCCATTACAGCCACCTCATGTGGCTCCACAGGCCCGGCTATTTCGCCTCGCAGGATCTCTGGTATCGCGAAGTGCCGATCATGAAATATGACGGTGTCCGACTGAAGCTGTGGCGCGGCAAGAACTGGACGGCAACCGACAAGCTGAACATCACCGCCCGCATCAACCAGGAACTCGCCAAACCGGCGCTCGACACCCGCTACGACATGCTGGCCATCGTCGGACAGCTCTTCGGCCTTGTCAGCATCCAGGTGCCCTGGACAAAAATCTGCTCCGACTGGGCCGAGCTGCTCAAGATCGCCGACCCGTTCTACAACCTCAAGTGCCCCGATCCCGGCGACGTCAACCAATGGCTGAATGAAAGACAGGATCAGTATGAATGTTTTGCGCGCTATATTCCTGATTAGCCTTCTTTGCGGCTGCTCAGTCGTCCAGACACCGCGGGAATACAATCTCTATTTGCACAACTGACAAGACGTTACCGTGCGCTTGGAGGTCCAGGCGGAACACAAAGACCAGATAAAGCAAGATACGTCTCCGACAACCGATGCGAACATCCCGCTGTCGATCGTGCCAAAATAAAGGGGGAAAGGATGGCGAACTTTGAACGAGCTTTTGCAAAAACATCCGCAATTGAAGGAGGCTATAGCGACAACCCTTCAGATCGTGGAGGGGAAACTTATCGCGGTATATCACGTCGACGATGGCCCCTCTGGCCAGGATGGGAACGAATCGACCAAATCAAAAAAGAGCCGGGGTTCCCGCAGACGGCCCAGTACCTTCAGCTGGAAGAAGACGTAAGGAAGCTCTACAAAATGCACTTTTGGGACATGCTCCATGGCGACATGAACCCGGCGCAATCGGTTGCCGAAGTACTGTTTGATTTCGGCGTCAATGCCGGTGTGGCCACGGCCGTCCGGTACTTGCAGGAGTGCCTGAACGTCATGAACCGCATGGGCACCCGTTGGCCCGACATCAAAGTCGACGGCAAGATGGGGCCCGCTACAATGCAGGCCATCGCCGCCTGCTGCCTGCAAAAATACAAATATGAAGACGTCCTGATCAAGATGTTCAAAGGCCGAATGCTGAACCATTACTATGCCATCATGGTCAACGATCAAAGCCAGGAGGAGTTTGCAATCGGATGGATTCGAAGAGCGTCGTAACATGCCCAAGATGCAAGTCGCCCCTTGAGAGAATGATGAACTCGAGGGACAAGTACAACTGCAAGAAATGCAGCGATGAGTCCGGGAAGTACATCATTTGGACAAATCAATTTCTTGAAGGCTTTAAAATGGGAGTGGAGCAAACCCGTGGCGATCTACTCGGTGTTCAGCGACCTTGCTGAAAGCAAAAGTATCATCTACCCGTACATGCTGATCTATGACTCGCTGCACCCCGAGCTGCAGCGGCTCATCGACGCCGTCTCGCAACACTTCGACATTGTCCTTATCGAAGGCCACCGCAGCGAGGAACGCCAAAACTCCATGCGCAAGGCCCGCAGGGCGAGGAGGCTTTTCCCGAAGAGCAAGCACAACCGGATGCCGTCCGAGGCCGTCGACCTGATGCCTTATCCGCTGAACTACAGAAACATCGCCCAGGTCGCCTTCCTTGCAGGGCACATAAGAATGACAGCTATCGCCCTCGGAATAAAAATCAAGTGGGACGCCGACCCGTACAACCAGAACTTGATCAGCGAAAAAATAAAACCATACCGCAGGATCCACCACTACGAGCTTGTATGAACATCGAAAACTTCATCGAAGAGTTCGACCAGGTGTTCCCGGAGTACGAGCGCTTTACCCCGTCGGTCGAAGGGTACCTTGACCCGGTGCCCGAGATTGCCGGCGTCTGCGCGCCGAAGCTCCTGTGGCTGCTGAACCTCGCCTATTCGTTCCTTGCGCCAAACGAGGCCTATCTCGAGATCGGCGCCCACCACGGCAAAGGGCTCATCTCGGCGATCCGGTACAACGACGAGCGGCCGATCTATGTATGCGACGATTTCTCCTGCAAACCGGAGGCGTGTGTGGAGTTTTCGAAAAACATGCGCAGGGCGCGGCTGACAGACCGGATCGTCTATTTCAATTCGGACCCGCTCAACATTCTCAACAAACGCTCGATCCCGCACAAGGTCGGGGCCTGTTTCGTGAACGACACCATTCACCCGCTCTCTGCCATCGAGCCGGTGCTTGCCAAGGAATCGCTTGTCATCGTCGGCAAGGACGATATCCCAAGGCCGGCCGCCGGCTGGGAACTCCTCTACAATCTGCCATCCATGCGGCCACACGACCCGCTTACCTGGTGGGACGGGGCCAGCGTTTTTTCATTCAAACAGCCATAGGAGGACAAATGAAGGAAAAACTTATCATCATCGTCGTTGCGATCTTTATTCTTTTTGGGTGCGCCGGACTCGAGCCGTCGAAGTCGGTCTGCAACGAGGCGCGGCCGGCGCAATTCGTCGGCATGGAAAGTCATATCTGCGCCACCGCGGCCATGGCCGGAATGGTACCCGAAGACATCGACGGTCTTCTTCTCGATGCGACGGCAATGGCCTTCGTGACTGATGCTGTCAAAATCAAGGACATCGAGGTCTTCCTCAACAAGGCGCGCAAGTTCCTGAAGCCGGATCAGCAATGCGCCGGGGTAAGCTTCAATGCCTTTATCGATTTTATCGACCTTGAGGCCGAGAAGGCCATCGTTCTCAAAAGCGTGATCAACCGCCGGGTCTACGCCTTCCGGTCGCTTAAGACGATCAACGCGTTTGATTGCTGGATGCTCGAGCAAAGCATGCTGCACCAGGCCGAGCAGTTTGGTTTGAAGGTGATGTGATGCCGCTCTATCAATATCGCTGCCAGGAGTGCCAACAAATATCCGAGGTGATCGCGCCGATGGAGAAGTCGAACGCCTCGGTGCAGTGCCCCTACTGCAAGGCGATCGCCACCCGGATCATTTCGCCCACTCCGACGGTCAGCCGGCTCAATGTCCGGATCGGGAAAAAACGGCGCCGAATCGCTTAAACCGCCGCCAGCACCCGCCGCCACCCATGACCATTGAAATTGTAACTATTTGATTTTATTGGTCGGGGCGGTCAGATTTGAACTGACGGCCCCCTGCTCCCAAAGCAGGGGGCCCGTCCTTGGAAGCCTTATTTCCCAAGCTTTTCAGGCTTCCTCTTTCCGCCTGGACCCGCCGCCAAGGGCTTTTTTGGCCCAAATCCGCCGCCAGCAGCCGCCGCCAGATCGAAAACCCCCTCGAGAGCCTGGGAGGCTGCCGCAGCACCCCCTGTAAGGCCCCTCAGATAGATCTCCGTCGTCCCCAGGCTCTTGTGGCCCAGCATGTCGCCGATCGACTTCCTGTCGACCTGGCAGGGGCCGGCAAGTGTGGATGCCACACAGTGCCGCAAGGCGTGGAAGGTGAAAGTCCGCGCAAGGCCGGCTTTCCTGCAAAGACTCTTGATCATCTTGAAGCGCCGGTTGTACTTGCGCCCGGTCTTTGGGTTCGGGAAGACGAGCTCACTGTCACACCCGCGGTGCGCATGGCACCACTTGAGCACCCGCTCGAGGCCGCCTGTGATCTTCGTTGTGATCGGGGCGAGGCTTCCGCCCTTTCTCTTCCTGGTGTAGCGGGTCACCGTCATCTGCACGAAATCGACATCCTGCCAGGTGAGCCGCTGGATCTCGTCGACGCGGGCGCCCGTATAAAGCACCGCCAAAAGAAAGGCCCGCTGCCGCTCGCTTGCCACCTGCAGAAGCTTCAGGACATCCTCGATCGTTGGCACATACTTCTGCGCTGGCGCGTGTGGGAGTCTCGCCACCTGTGAAACCGGGTTCTCCTCTATCAATTTCAAATTATTCTTTATGTAAGAAAATACAGACGATAGGTCTTTGCGGTGGGCATTGAAGTTGTTGTTGGTTGGCCGGCCGAGCAGGTAGATCGTGATCTCGTGCGCCGTGTACTGATTGCACGGGCGGTTGCCGAGAACCCGGAGGAACTCTTTTACGACGAAAACTTTCTGTTTGTAAGTCTTGGCGACGAAGCGGGCGCGGGCTTCGTTCAGGTAGGCGGCGGCCGCGTACCTAAATTCCGTGGACGGACGGATCAACTGCCGGGAGAGCTTCTTTTTGTGCTCCTCCCTTGCGGCGAGCGCGGCCGCCTTGGTCCTGAACCCCCGCCCCGTGTAGGCCCGGCTGCCGCGCTCGAACTTGTAGCACCAATGCTTGCGCTGCTTGTCCTTCCACAAGCCCATCGATCGTATCGCTCCTGAAGCGTAGCACCTTGATCCCCGCCGGGTAAAACCCGCCCAGTCGGCGCTGGTGCTCATATACCGAACTTAACGATATTTTTAAGAGGGATGCAACCTCGGCTGGCGTCAGAAGCTCTTTCATATTGCTAATCGTGAGATTTGTTGCCAAAAGAAAACCCCGGGAAGTGGGAGGCTTCCCGGGGCTACTCCTGTCCGTATGTCACGTTCACTGAACAGCCATATGTCTGCCTGCGCGTATCCGGTAACCTTCTGTGGCCGCAGCCGACAGTGCCTATCCCGAATTCGCGCTTGGTGTGCCGGGACCGTACTGGCGTCATGGCCCCCGAAGGAGTGATAGGCATGCTGGCGAATTGTTTATACATGCAGCATACCACAATTCGGCATGAATGTCAACATCTGGCCATCAAACTCATATTCTTCAATGATCTCGCGTACTTGATCAATTTTTTCGTAGTCTTTCGACTTTACCGCTTCGATGAACTTTTTAACGAGGTCCAAATCGATAAAATCCGTGTCCATTTGAGGCCTTCCGCCGGGATGAGGTGGTTGTTAGATAACGCAAACTTCTGGCAACAGTTTCATACCTCACCTCCTTTCATCGTGATCGCGGTATTATCGACTACCCGAGAATCTTCTTGATCGCGGCGTAATAGGCGTTCGCTTTTTCCGAAGAGCCGCGGTCCTTCATGAGATTTACAAGCTTGACCAGCAACTTAGCATCCTCCTCCGAGATGTCGATGTCCGACAGCAGAATCGGCAGGGGAACCCCGAGGATCTCGGCAAGTTTTGGCATCTTTTCGACATCGACGCCCCTGACCCCGTTTTCAATCTGGCTCAGCGTACCCGTCGACAGGTAGCCAAGCTCCTTCGCCAGTTCGACCTGGGTGATCCTCTTCAGCTTGCGGAACACCTGGATCTTGTGGCCCATTGCCTCCCTTACCACTTTTTGCATAACCCCTCCCATGGATTTATGCGCCGGGAGCCGTAAAATAGCTTGACTTAAAATCTCACTAATAGCTATAATACAAACTGCCCGGTAGCTCTCTCATAGTAAGACAGAATCCTGTTTGTCAAGAAAAATTTTTATTATTTCTGTTTTTGAATTCATACTATTTTAATGGAGAAAGCCGTTGCAGTACCCCCCATCAAAGACCCCTCCGTGGCGTCATCAGGTCGAGTGCTGGAAAAGGGCCAAGGACGTCCCGGCGTTTTATGTCGCACACGACATGGGTGCCGGAAAGTCGAAAGTCGCCGTCGACTACTGCAACGGGATCAACGCCAAAAAGGTCCTCATCATCTGTCCCAAAAAAGTAATCAGCGTCTGGCCCTCGCAATTTAACAAACACAGCCATGCCCGGTTCCGTTTGCTTGCGAAAGAAAATGGCTCTATAGCAAGCCAGTCTGAAGAAATAAAGAAATTTATCTCTACCTATGAAAATTATGGCGGCGTGGCCGTTGTCTTAAATTACGAGCGCTTCTGGCGAGCCCCGCTCGGCCCTTCCTACAACGAGAGAAACAGAATGGTCGACATCGGCCTTCTGTCGAAAATCCAGTGGGACCTTCTGATCGCAGACGAGGCCCACCGGATCAAAGCCCCGAACGGGCAGGCCGCCTGGGGCATGGCGCGGCTTGCGCAGCGCGTTCCGCGGCGGCTTTTTCTTTCCGGCACGCCGATGCCACACAGCCCGCTCGACATCTACTCGCAGTTTCGGGCACTCGCCCCGGAAGTCTTCGGCCGCAAATACACCGCCTTCAAAATGAATTACTGCATCATGGGTGGCTTCGAGAACCGGCAGGTTGTGGCATTTAAAAATCTTGAAGACCTTCATAATAAATTTTACTCGATCGCTCACCGCGTCACCATCGAAGAGGCGGTCGACCTTCCCGAATTCAATGACGTCAACATTGATGTCGACCTGTCGCCCAAGGCAAAGAAAATCTACAGCCAGCTTGAGCGCGAGTTTATCGCCGAATGCGAAAACGGAGAAATAACCGCCGACAATTCGCTCACGAAGCTTCTGCGCCTGGCCCAGATCGCTGGCGGCAACCTCAAGCTTGACAGCGGCAGAGAGGAAATCATCGACTCCGGTAAAATCGACACTGCCGCGGAGATCATTCAGGATCTTCCGCCGGATGAGCCGGTTGTCGTCTTCGCCCGGTTCCGGTCAGAAATAGAGCGGATGAAACAAGCCGTCACGGGGCTTGGCCGGAAACCGGGCGAAATCACCGGCAGCCAGAACGATCTTAAGAAATGGGGCGCTGGCGAGATCGACACGGTCGTCGTGCAGATCCAGGCGTGCGGCGAAGGGATCGACCTCACAAGGTCGCGCTACTGCATTTATCTGTCAAAAGGCTACAGCCTGGGGCAGGTCATGCAAAGCCGCGCCAGGGTCCACCGGCCGGGGCAGTCCCGCAAGGTAACCTACTACCACATCAACGCCAAAGGCACGGTCGACGTCCTGATCGAGCGCGCCATCAAAACGAAACAGAAGATCACCAACGACGTTCTCGATATCAAGGACATTGTCTTGAACGAACTCAAGGAGGAGTGCCATGTTGGACACCGAGAAACTGATGAAATACGCGAGGCTGTTTAGAGCAAGAAAGAAACTGAAGAAAAAATACGACGCGCTCGGCAAAGACCTTGAGTCCATGGGCTCCGGACTGATCGAGCATTTGTCGGAAAACCAGATCGACAAATGCAATCTCCATGGAGGGTACGTCGTCTACATCGACACGAAGATCTGGCCAAAGCTCAAAGCCTCGCGCGAAAAAGTCGTCGAGGCCCTCAAGGCGGCCGGCCATGGCGACATCGTCAACGAGACATTCAATACCAACTCCCTTGCATCATGGCTGCGCGAGCTCGACGCCCTCGACCAGGATGTCCCAGAGCCGCTGCAGGACTACATCGAAAAGAACCCGGTATCAACCCTGCTCGTCAAAAAGTTTAAATGATGTTCTCTTATGACCTTTTTTCTCGCTATCCGCAAGATTCCCCAAGGAAGGGGGGACGCAAGCTGCAGGGGGTTGGATAAGCGACTTGTGGCAAAAACACTCAAACGGAGAAAGTACAATGTCCAGCAAATCGGTAGCCAAGAAAGAAGTGAACGGTAACGAGCTCATGGTCCCGACGCAATTCGCCATCATGGAGTTCCGCGACAAGGATGAAATCCAAAGCCTCATCAGGGAGAACCTGGGCGGCACGGGCATTTCCGCACAAGATCTGCCCAACATCACCGTCCCCGGTGGAGGCGGTCTTTCCTGGGAAGTCCCCGGGATCGACGGCGTTCAGAGCACCCCCTCGCTCGAGGGAATCATCATCGGCATCAAGGCCACACGCCGGTTCTACGAAAAGGACTTCAACGAAACCGGCGGCGGCACCCCTCCGGACTGCTTCAGCCCCGATGGCCTTACAGGCTACGGGCGCCCTGGAGGCGACTGCATGGCCTGCCCCAACAATCAGTTCGAGCAGGATACCGATGGCACCACCAGCAAGCGCTGCAAGGAGCGCAAGCTGATCTTCATGGTTCTGAAGGATGACATTCTGCCGGTTGTAATCCATGCGCCGGTCATGAGCATCAAGCCGGTCACCCAGTATCAGATCAACCTCACATCCAAACGTCAGCGGCTGGAGCACGTCTACACGAAGCTGTCTCTCGCCAACGACAAAAGCAAGGGCAAGAACATCAAGTATTCGATGATCCAGCCCGTGAAGACCGGCGACGTCGAACTCGAAAAACGCGAAGTGATCGACGCCTACGTCGCTGCCATCAAGCCCTACCTCGTCAAGACGATCGACGATCTGGCCCGTTTCGGAAACGGTAACGGGCACGAGGAGAAGTAGCACCGAATGCAATAACAAAGTGGGGTGAGGAAAAATTCTCACCCCATTTCCCATGGAAAGAGGTATGGCGATGCAACTGTTCTGTAGATTCTGCTTTCGCACATCGCCCGTCTTCATCACCAAATCGAAATGTCACTTCGAAGCACAATGCCGCATCTGTAAAGCACACATCAAATTCTTGAACAAAAAAGAAGTCTATCAATTTCTTGAAGAACTGTTGCGGGGCCAGGGATCATGGAGACAAAATGGATGCAAGACAATTCCTCAACCAACTGTTCGGAGACAAGCCCGATGATGCGCATGTCTGCATTTGGACATACCCGGCCAAACGATCCTACTTCTTCTCGGACGTAGACGCCGCCGCAGACAAATCGGTTTTGCTCACTGGCAAGGAAGATGTCTACGTCGGATGCGGCCTTTACCGTAAAGACCTTGGGCCAAAAAACAGGGGCAGCAAGGAAGACGTTGTCGGCCTGCCCGGTTTCTGGATGGACATCGACGTCGCAGGAGACGCTCACAAAAAAAGCGATCTGCCCCCGACCGTCGATGATGCCGTAAAGCTGATTACCGGAAACGGGTTCGACCCGACCATCATCGTTCACTCCGGAAACGGAGTTCACGCGTGGTGGCTCTTCAAGGAGCCGGTGATGTTCGGCGACGGCGCAACGCCGGACTCGCTTGAATACGCAAATGAGCGGCTCCAGCTGACGATAAGGTCAAAGGCTCAGGCAAAAGGCTGGAAGCTTGATTCAACCCACGACATTACCCGGATCCTGCGAATACCAGGAACCATAAATAAGAAAGGAGGTGCAAACAAGCCGGTCACCTGCATCAAATCAGACGGCCCCCGCTACGGCGGCCCCGAAGATTTCGACCCCTTCATGGTGACCGACCTACCCACCCAATCCGCCAAAGTAACCAAAGAAGAAAAAAAGCAAGTTGCAAAAAGTATTGTCGTTGATCTGAATGCACCGGCCCCGCCGCAGGTCGAAATCCTCATGAACGAACCGAAGTTCAGAGCGACCTGGATGGGCACGCGGGGCGATTTCGACAAGCAGTCGCCAAGCGAGTACGTCATGAGCGTCGCCTCTTTCGGCGCCCGTTGGGGAATGAGCGACCAGGAGATAACCGACATGATCGTCTCCTGGTATCGGTCGCACATCGAGAACCCGAAGTTCAAGCTGCGCCAAAACCCGATCTCGATGGATAAGCTCCTGCGTCCCGACTACATCCCAGGGACCATCGCAAGGGCACGCCACCAATGCGACCGAAACGACGCCAAAGAATTCATCCACGAGGCGGCCAACGCCACAGACCCGGCAGTCAGGGAGGCGCTGCACATCACCGCCGACCTTGCCCGCGAGAAGGTGTCGCAGGCTATCGGCATGAACATCGTCAAAATCGTCAAGTACAATCGCGGCGAAAAAGACCCTTACTACGACATGCACACATCGACGCATGTGATCCAGTTCAGAAAGCCGGACGATCTCTTCCGGCTGGATCGGTTCAAGCTAAGGGTCGCCGGTGTGGCCAACCTGCTGCCGGACATCACTTCAAAAGACTGGAAGGCGATCGCGCGGCTCTTCCATGAGTTCATGATCGAAGAGCACGTCGATGCCGACCAAGCGACCGTATCTGGCCGCGTCAAGTCATGGTCCGAGGGCTACCTTGAGGACAAGCCGGCCAGGAAATTAAGCGAGGTCACATTCGGCAACGAGCCCTTTGTCCACAACGGCCACTGGCATGTGTTTACCCGGCAATTCCAGCGATTCGTCTGGCTGAGCTGCCGGGTCGCGGGCGATGCCAGCGACATCGAACTCGATCTTCGCCGCGCAGGTGCCGAAAAAATCTCATACAACTACGCACACCCCACACGCGCAGGCGCCCGCCGCAAAATCATCGTGTGGAAACTCCCAACCGCAATCGCCTTCCCGCCGCCCATGCCGGTAGAAGACGACTGCGACCTCGGAAAGGAAACCCAAAGTGGATCAAAAAATCCTCGATCAAATCGCAGACCAAGTCGCGCAGTTAATGAATGACTACAGCTCCGATCTTGAAAAAGGCCTCAAGGCCTCGCCCAAGGGGCTTCGAATCGGCTTCGGCGCCAAGGTGAAGCCGGAGAAGGAGCCCGGCAAGTTCAAGATCACAACCTCAATGTCCTTTTCCACCCAGCCCAAGCAGCCGCCTGCCGGCCAGGTCAAGGACAAGATGGAAGTGGTCGTTAAATGTTCCAGCGACTCCAACTGATCCTGGCCTGGTTCACCAGGTTCAATTTCAGGCTCAAGTGGCTTGCGGTCTACATGTCGATCGTGGGCCTTGTGACCTTTCCCTTGTTTATCCACGAGGAGGCGCTGCAGACCATCATGTTCGGCACTTGGCAGGCGGCCGCAGCCGACCGCTACGACATCATCGCGAACGGCGCAAACATGATGGAGAAGATCAACCGGAGCATGAAAACCATCAACTATGTCTTCGGCTGGGTAAACCCGTTGTCGTTCATGTCCTACGGCGCCTATGGCAACGCCACGGATTTTTACATCGAGGCCAGCCGGGCGAAGATCATGCGCAAGGCGCCGCACCTGGTCACAGGAGTCGAGGTCAGGGTTGATTTCAAGCCATCCAAGATCGAGCGGCTCATCGACGGAAGATGGCTTGGAATCGACGCCAGCAACATCGGCGTCATTTTCAACAACGAGCCAAAGCTGAACCAGACGATCCGCATCGAAGGCATCTACGAGATGCTCGACGGACGCCTGGTGATAAAGGAGAACGCATGAAGACAGCAGGAAGACCCCCGGCAACAGGAAATTTCAAGACCAGGGAGCAGCTCGTGAAGTTCGTGACGAAGATGTCCAAGAAGGGAGCCCACCCTAACGCGATCGCGAAGGAAGCCGGGCTGAGCGAATTCACCATCCGGAAGATATGCAAAAACGGAAAGTAATCATCGGCGTTCCAAAGCCATCATGGTCGAAAGGTAACGCCCTGTTCTCGCCGGACAGGGCGTACACCTTTACCCTTTATTACCCTAAGTGGGCGCCGACGTTTGAAGTCTACACGTTCACGGCAAACAACGGCAAAAATTACATACTGCCATTATCCCAAATCGAAGAGGATTTCATATTGGTGTAGCCATGGAGGAATACAGAATCTTCGGGCCGCCAGGGACCGGAAAGTCGACTATCCTGGCGACCAAGTATATCCCGGACGCCATCGCGAAATACGGCGCTGATGCGGTCATGGTGACAAGCTTCACGCGGGCCGCGGCGGCCGAGATCGCCTCGAAGAAGTCCCGTGAAACCGGCAGGACCATTGCGGTGCCGCAGTCAATGGTCGGCACCCTGCATTCGATCTGCTACAACGCGCTCGGGTGCCCCAACATCATCGAAACCGACGTCAAACTGATCCGCGAATGGAACATGCGCCATGAGCCTTGGGCCATTAATGGAAAAAATCTCGGCTCAATCGATGAGGGCGGCAAGGATTCCTATGGCGCCAACGGCAGCAACCACGGCGACAAGGTGTTCAATTCGATCAAGATTTTGCGAAACCGCATCTCCGACAAGCGGTTCTGGAGCATAGAGCAGATCGGGTTCATCGAAAAATGGAACGAATTCAAAAAGGAGACGGACTCGGTCGACTTCACCGATCTGGTCGAACTTGGGATCGAACGGCTCCTGCACGCGCCAGGCAACCCGAAGGTCATCTTCGTCGACGAAGCCCAGGATTTCACTCGCCTCCAGCTCAAGCTGATCCGCAGCTGGGCGATGGACATGGACTACATCGTCCTTGTGGGCGATGACGACCAGCAACTCTACTCGTGGGCCGGCACGAGCTCGGATGCGATGATCAAACCTGAGATCCCGGCCCAAAACAAGCGCGTCTTAAAGCAGTCCTACCGGGTGCCGCGTGCGATCCTCGAGCGGGCAACCCAGATGATCCAAAGGGTCGACACCCGGGAGCCCAAGGTCTACCTGCCAAGGGTTGACCGCAAGACCGGCTTGACCGCAGAAGGGCTCGTGGAGGAGCATCCAGCAAACTGGCGCGAGCCGGACGAACTGATCGACCATGTGCTCGGCAAAATATCCCAAAACAAGACCTGCATGATCTTGGCATCGTGCAGTTTTATGATCACCCCGATCAAGAAGCTTTTGATGGAGAACGGCATCCCGTTTGAGAACCGATACCGCCGCACACGGGCCGATTGGAACCCGCTCTTCAGGTCGGAGGCCAAGATCGAACGGGTCGATCCGGGGAACCTGCTGCTCGCCTTTCTTGGAAACGGTGTCGATCCGCCCTACTGGAACGTCGCCCAGCTTGTGATGTGGGCCCAGCACCTTACGACCAGCGACCAAGGGCTCAAACGCAAGGTCGGCCATGCCGGCATCGACGCCCTCAAGGCCGCCATCGAGGCCAAGGAGCACGGGCTCCACACCACGCGCGAGGTGCTTTCGCAGATCATGACCGAGACGGCGGTCGAGCGGGCGCTGGCAAGAGATGTTTATTGGCTGCAAGACAACCTTAAGGCCGCCCGCCGGTCAGACACCTTCAACTACATGGTGAGGGTCCACGACAAATTCGGGGCCGCTGCGATCGAGGAACCGCCCCTTGTCACCACAGGTACCATTCACAGCGTTAAAGGCGGAGAGGCGCAATGCGTCTATCTTTTCCCGGACATCAGCTTTCAAGCCGACAACGAAATGCAGAACCCGGATCCCGAGGGCCGCGATGCGATCTACCGGATGTTCTACGTCGGCATGACGCGGGCGAGCGAGGAGCTCTATCTTTGCAGCCCGGCATACAGCGGGCGCGACAAAAGCGGCCAGGCAAGAATGTTTGTCGAACTTTAAATCGAAGGAGAAAAACATGTCCGGTGATACCGAAGAAAAAATCGTTCAGGAAATCCTGAAGCTTGCAATATTTTCATGCCTTTTGAAAAAAATTTCCGACTGGGGCAAGACCGGAAAGCTTGACGAAATGGCCGGAAAAACAGTTGAAGTCCCAATCGATGTCCCGGCTGCCTTTTTGGAGGCAACCGAAGATCTCGTCGCAGAACAACTAATCACCGAAAAGGAAGTCCAGGTCGTCTGCTCCAGGGCGCTCGATGAACATTGCAAGCGTTTTCAACTCAAAAAGCCGAAATCATTTTTCTACCCTGGGATAAAGGTTAGAAAAAACACAAAGCCGATCGATATTTTGAAAACGTTTATCACCACTGCCATCCGTCACGAAGTCCTTGGAGAAAGACAAATCATTAAAAGCCATACAGAATTCACTAATTCGCTGGACATGATCGGGGCGCTGATCATGCAGCTAAACAAGGAGCGCGGCCAAAGTGAAACGGGGAATCAAACTCTCCATTAACGAAGGCGAAGTCGTCGGCGTATCCACCGAAGAAGACGGAAACGGCCCTTGTGTTGCCGGCATTAAATCATGCCGGCACTCAGACAACTACTTCTGCAAGGCCGAAGGTGGCGGCATGTACGCCTTTGCGATGCTCAAGTGCCCGCTCGATAAGTGGCGCATCATCGACTACACGCTCGATAAAACGCCCGCCAAAAAACGACCGGAGGAAGAAGGCGCCTGCAGCCGCTGCGGAGAAAAAATCTTCTGGAGGCTTCCGACAAGCGACCATCTTGTCTGCATGACCTGCTCGCCGCCGGCCGTTGACAACTACATCGTCGTCAGAGAGGGGGTCGAAGGAAATGGGGGGTGAGTTCAACCTTGATGATGATGTCTTTTTTAGCTATAAACACAGGACATTATATGGCACCATCATCGGGTTTGCAGGCGACCGCTACCGGGTCCGGCTCTTCAACAGCGAGCGGGTTTTCCGGGTAATACCATCGGCGTTAAAACTCTTGACACCAAATCTCACTGATAGTAATGCAGCAGAAGGTACTTGAGAAAAATATCGCAAAGCGCATCATCTCCGCCCTGAACAAAATACCGATGACCAGGGTCTGGAAGCGACGCGCCGGGCCGTTCGAAAAAGGCCGTGCCGACATTACCGGCGCAAGCCGTGGCGTCCGAGTCGAGATCGAAGTAAAACGCCCCGGCGAACAGCCGACCGATCTTCAGGCCAAGTGGCTGCGCGAGATGCGCGAGCTCGGCTGCATCAGTGGTGTGGCTTACTCGGAGGAGGACGCGATTGAAATTCTCGAAAGCTTTTTTCCCGCACAAACGACCGCTTGTCAAAGTTCTTGTTGTCGTGATCGAAGAGACATTGCGGCTTATAAGAACTGAAGGTGATATTATTCTCGAGAAGGAATTCTGCATCACTGGCGAAGGCAAATACCCTAAAAATTTTGTGTTAAATACGCCTACGGAACTGGTGATGCCCAAATGGTACGCAATCAAAACGACCTTGCCGTTTACCGAATTGGAAGAATAATTCGCTATCACATTACCGTTGCCGACTCCGGCAACACCATCTGCAACTGCAAAAGAATCGAAAACACCGGCAAACTGATGACGCTTACTGAAGTCTCCGAAGCGTTTCAAAAAACAAACAAAGGCTGCCTTATCTGTGGAAAAGTTCTCCAAAAGTTCATGGCAAACGCCAAAGCATATAAGGATAACAAGGTTTCACTACGCGAATGTCATGGAATACCAAATAGCCCTTAATAAAGCCGAGGGTATTTTTTTCCAAGAGAAGATAATCGGAGACAACTATAAGTGCGGCATCTTCATGAAGCTTGTTGCAGCAATTGACCCATCTCCAAATAATTTTCTATACATCGTCGGCGTCAAATACGAAGAGGCCTCGACGCTGACGATGGAGCAAACCATGTTCTGGATAAATGTCTTTAATGAAAAGTTTAAAGGAAAAACTATTTTTGATGTATCTTAATGAAAGGGTATTGAAATGAGAAAGTTTTTCAATGCGGTTTTCATGCTATCTGTGATTGCCATCTCCGTTGCATCTTTGTATGAGGTGTGGTGGTGGGCTATTTTATTAGCTCAGATCTCGAGCATCGTTGTCTTACTTGGCATCATCTGCGCATTCAAATTGGCCAAAACAGACACATTCACAAATCTCAAACAAATCACCATAAAGAAAAATATCATTCAAGCCTATCTCTGTGGCCAGCATTTCCCCGTATATCTTGACTTCGCATTCTACGCAATCGTTATCGTCTTGTTCTCGATTTCAAGCAATTTCTTTCTTAGCACGATATGGCTCGCAATGGCATTCTTTGACTTCAAGCTGCGCGAATACGCACATTGTGAAGAAGCCGTTCTTTTCGTTTCCGTCGCAGATCAATATTATGCATACATCGAAAAAATCCTTGCCGAGGAGAGTGAAAGAAAATGATCTGCCCCCATTGCGGAAAACACATCGATCAGGTCAGGAAAAAGGAATATTCCGGCGGCAAGCAGCAGGAAAAGAAGTTCATCGAGTTCAGCTTCAAGATCAAGCGTGAAACCGCAAAGGCCATCGGCGTCGACTGGCTGGGAGAAGAGACGCTGTGGCTGCCCAAAAGCCAGTGCCGCCACACCACCGGGGAGGCCATCGGGGAGGATGACTTTGACGAAGGCCAGGTTGTCAGCCTCAACCTAACCGAATGGATCGCAAAGGAAAAAGGACTAATCGAGGAAAACGGCGAGGCGAAGCCCAAGCCGAAACCTAAAGAAGAGGATGACATCCCCTTCTAAAAACCTAAAAGGAGAAACACCATGGAAGAGCTGGCAGTTGTCAATGTCACCCAGGAGTTCAGCATCGACAAGCAAGACGTCGTCACCGTCGCGATTGCCCGCGGTGAGGCGAAGATCAAAAACAAAATCCGCATGCTCCAGGCCCAGATCGCCGACCTGAAAAAGTCAAACGAGGCGATTGAGGCCGAATACAAGGCGATCGGCGAAAAGGAAGTCATGTCCCGGCTTGCCGGCAAGCACAAGGCCGCTGAAAAAGTTGTCGATGCCATTCGAAACGATCTTGGCATCGAAAAGACTTCATGCACCATCGAGACGCAAGTCTACACCGTAGCAAATTCCAGCGTGAAGCTTGTTAATTCCGGCACTCTCTTTATCAAAATCAACTCAGACAAAAGCGATGTCGAAAGAATCGCTTTCGAAGCGACCGCAAAGCAGCGGGAGCTTTCGGAAAAATTTTCCGCCAACGAACAGCAAATTTCCGAACTTACCGCCGAGGCTGTCTCTTGGAAGCGCAAGCTTTCCGACATGCCTGCTTTCGAGCGCCAGATGCGCGCAGCGATCGTGGAGCAGCAGCTCGAGAAGACCGTCGCCGGTCGTGAAATCCTCGAATCGCTGGGCAAAAATTTCGAAGAATCGATCAAGATGATCGGCGCATGATTGCTTTCATTAAAAAAGACTCAGGCGACTGGGTCTTTACAGAAAATCAAAACAGCATCCTTGAATCCGATCATGTCATGTTTGTCGATGAAGAGGAGATCAACCAGGCAGGCAGAGGCTACGATGGCATGCGTGAGCTGTTCACAAAAAAATACAAGCTCTTGAAGCCTGACATAGATGCGTTTGTTTTTGAAAAATACGAGCCGATTTGCTCGATCAACAACGGTGCCGCACCTGGATCGCATCGTGTCGTTATCGCAAACGAAAAAAATGTTTCATTTGGAATCTTGAAAGTTATTTGCGATGCAATCGATTCTTACGATCTTCAAACATGGGGCAAGGTTGCTACTTTTTTTGAAGATGGTGTTACCGAATCGCTCTGCGCTTTCATATCAAACGAACTTTTAGGGCGCGTTGAAGGCAGACTGCCAAGCGATAAACACTCTTACCTTTGTGCCAGCGGCCTGCTCAAAAGAGGGCCAGTCCCGCATCGCACGCTCAGGGCTATCGCAAAAAAATTCAACGAAAACGGCTATCATTTCCATGTTGAAATAACACCCGACGAAAAAGGGCGAAATGCAACCGCATGCGGCGGGATCAGATTCGTCCTTGAGGAAAACAAGGCCGCAGCCGAAAAGCAGCTTGAACAGATCAACAAAGCCAAGGCTGCCATTGAAAAAAGAAAAAGGCCGCCTAAAAAACAAAAGGAAGATAGCTATAATTTTAGCAGGGATGACATTTATCAACTTATCAATTTTATTCAAAAGGATCTGAAGGATTACTTTTCCGACAAGTTCAAGTTCGATCAATACGATCCAGTACGGTTTTGGCCGCAAGCCGGGCCACTCACCAATTCATATAAAATGCTTCGCGCCTACATGCTGATGAGCTACCATGACATGACCCACCAGCTCAGACGGAGGCGCAGGCAAGGCGAATGGCAAATGATCATGAACCGCTGGCGCAAAACGCCGCAGAAGCGCAAGGAAGCTCTCACGAAAGAGCTTAGCAACGCCACCACCATCATTAGATATTTTGACGAAGAGGCGAAATCCACCAAAAAACACTTGACAAAAATTCTTACTTAAGGAAAGAATGATTTATGCGCGCCGCCGGAGACACCATCTTTTCCAAACTGAAAAGCAAGACGATCCTCTCACGCAAGCCGAACCTCAAGATCTGTTCGAACCATCAAAAGGACGAAGGCCCAAGGGTCTATCGGTACTGGGATTCAATGGTGAAAGGCACGGCTTACTCCGACGGCAAAGGCTGGTACATCAGCGGGGTAGCCAAACGGTAAGGCAGCGGATCGATAATCCGTCATTTGCAGGTTCGATTCCTGCCCTCGCTACCAAATTGGGGGATTCATCCAACCGGGAATGAATACCGGCGAAAAGGCACAATCGGAGCAAGGCCGAAAAGCTCCGCAACCTCAGAGAGGCAGGCAAAGTACGCTTTTGGGCCCAAAAGCGAGAAATGCCAAAAAAGGACCCGACTTTTTTAAGCGGAAATGCGGGTTCAAATCCCGCATCCCCCAATCTCTATGGACTTAATAGACGCTCCAAGATGGATCATTGAAAGATTCTCGAAAAACACTATTGCCCCTGGTTTTTATCTCGTTGCTGTTGCATGCATAAAGGAATGCATCATTTATGGAGCACGATCATTCAACTTCATTAAATGCTACCCCCCGCAAATTTATTTCATTGCGGTGCATGTCAACCACGGCTTGAATTGGTTTTTTCTTTACAACAAAGACAACCCGAAACAAATAGGCATGTTTTTAGACGAAAGCGATTTCAAAGAAAACTTCATGATTGTGGAGAGACTTCTATGAAAACCTGCTACTACGCGCACTCGGTCGCACTCTACGGAACTCCGCAGGAATCCCGCGACATCGAGATGCTCCAAAAAATGTTCTTCGTCTTGAACCCGAGCGAGGCGATCCATCAGGAGGCCTACAAGACCAGGGGCGGAATGCAATACTTCAAGGAGATCGTGCAGAAGTGCGATCTGCTCGCCTTCCGCGCTCATGTTGACGGTAAGATCGGCGCCGGAGTTGCTACTGAAATCGAGTGGGCCCTGGCGGCGGATCTTCCGGTTATCGAACTGCCGACGATGATGTTCGCAAGGTTTCTATCTATCGATAGCACAAAGCAGTACCTGAAGGAGATCGGCCAAAGATGACTACCGAAGATGCCGGCCTCTCCGTAGCAACACACAATCTGCAGGGATCGTGACGATGGAATTCTTGGTCTTCCACAGCACATACGGCAGGGCGATCTGGTCGCGGCGGCTCTCGCGCATGACTTCGTCGAACCAGGCCTCGCCGACCGTCACCGACCGCGGGTGGTTGTGGCGTCTCAAAATGATACCGCCCATCCAAAGGCCGCTCGATTCGGGGCAACCCTCGGAGCGGTACCTTTCAACCTGCCGGCGGATGACTTCCGAGTTGTCCTTGCCGTTCCGGATGCAGAGGGCCGCCTCATGATAGAGATTCGAATGGACCGCTCCCTTCGGGGCATAGCGAGCGACGTCGTAGGCCTGCTGCGCATGAAAATGGCCAGGCTTCACAAGATACCTGTCAACAAGGATTCTCGGGTCCTCGAGGAGCGCCATATCCCCGTCGATCCAAACGCTAAAGTCGTATCCGGGGAAGTGGCGGTGCGGCATGAGCTTGAAAAAGCGAGACGATCGTGATGGGTCGCCCGCGACAGGAAGCGCCGGGCAATACCGGCCTTGCCACGCGGGGGAGCTGAACGGCCGGTCGGTGAACATGCAGTAGTCGGCGCCGCCTGGCTGATCGTGGGCGATCGCGTCCTTGCCGCCGAAGATAGCCGAGAAGACGATGATTTTCATTGCCTAAACTTATCACAAAAGGTGAGAAAAATGAAGCGTTTACTCGATGCCTGCCTTGCCGGGGCAGCCATATTTGCCTTTCTGATATTAATCTTTTCTGTCTGCTTTTCGGCCTACATGGGATTCTACGTCACAAACAACTACGACCGCGTCAACGACGAAATAATCCGAGTTACCGCCCACATGAAGGCCTGTGTTGATCGGTTCGACGCCCAGGCCCTGCACTTTAACCGCAAACTTGCCCAGTTTGAAAAGGCATCCAAGAGGTAGCCATGGTCCTTATCAAGTTCAAAAAGGTTCACCCCAACGCGGTCATCCCGAAGTACCAGACGTTCGGCGCGGCCGGGTTCGACCTGCACGCAGTTGAGTTCACACGGCTTAACTCGGCGCGTGGCGTAACACTTGTGCGTACCGGGCTTGCCGTCGAGATCCCGAAGGAGATCACCATACGGGATCTGTTTTCGTTCAAGGCAGAGCTCATGCTCCGGCCGCGAAGCGGACTTTCAACCAAGGGCCTCATGATCGTGAACTCGCCTGGGACGATCGACTCCGACTACAGAGGCGAAATCATGGTCCCGATGCGGCTTCTGCCCGGCGATGAAAGAACGCAGCCTGCCAAGGACATGCCCTGGACGCATGACATCCATCCTGGCGACCGTATCGCCCAGGGGGTCATCAACATCATCCTGACGCCGTGGATCATCGAGGCGGAAGAGCTCTCGAGCACGGCCCGAGGCGCCGGCGGTTTCGGAAGCACGGGGGTATGACATGAAAATCAGCGTTGCCGGCAGCAAGACTTATTCGGTGCGGGAGTTCATCCAAATTACCGCCCAAAAAGTCGATATAACCGTCGAGGTGCTTGATGGCTACCCAGTCATTCCTGAAGATCATGACTGGCCGCACGAAATCGTCAAGGTTATCAAGTTGCTTCGATGTATCCCGTGCGAATCGAGATCGAGGACGAAATAGATGGGCTTCGAATACGTCTGCGTTCACCCTGAAAACTGCAAGTGGCGCTCGTACCGGCTGAATACCGACGTCGAACATGACGGAGCGCTGTGTCCCGGCTGCAGCCAGCCCCTTGTGAAACGAATCTATGGCTTCAAGGAGGAGCCTGTTGCCGAGGCCGTTCCTCCGATGGCCAAGACTGCAAAAAGGACAAAGAAAAATGAGCTCTCAGAAGTCGACCGCCTCAATCTTGCCAGAGAAGAAGCCAATCTACGCGGCGGGGGGTCTTTATAGGTCCGGCGGTGAGTTGCGGTTCTGTCTCGTGAAACCAAGCGGTAGAAACGCACTACCATACATTACCCAAAACAGCATGGTAACGCTTTTCAGCTCGACAAAACATCATGCGCACCTCTACGAACTCGAAGTGGGAGAGCTCTATGTTACCGCAAAGCTCAGCATGCGGTCTTATGAGGCGGAGGTGTACGGTGTTGAGACATATATGACTCATCAACTGCCGACAGAGGAGGCATGTCTTGTCTGGTCGGCAATCAAAAACAACAAATACTGGGAGGTGGATTGAATGGAAGGGCTTCCGATGGAAGAACGCATGCGCCGGTTCGAGGAGTTCCAGCAGGAGATGGCGAAGCTCCTGCGCGGCAAAGGAGCCGACTACACCGCCGGCAAAAAGGACGAGGACAGCCTCTACAATTTCAGGGCGATCGCCAAATTTCTCGAGGGGGCGCCGATCACCCCATATACCGTGGCCATGATCTATATGCTGAAGCATACCTTCAGCCTGATTACCTTCGCCAAGACCGGCGTGCAGGAGTCCGGCGAAGGGATCCGCGGACGCCACATCGACCAGGCAAACTACACCTTTTTGCTGAACGAGCTTGCGAAAGAACATGCCGCCATCTGCCAACGACAACTATTTCGAGCACGGGTACGGGCTTGTCACTCAGCATTACCGGAAAAGGAAGGCGATCAGGAGCGCCAAGACGATCGAAAAGTATCTGGTGATATGCATTAACCCTTACCAGGAAACTGTTTTTGGCTTCACGAACGAGCCGATGCCAAAGCCAACAAAGACCATATCCTTCGGGCTGCTTGGCGTCTATCGTGCCGCAAAGATAAGAATCACCAGCGCCTGGAAAAGAAAGTACATCAAAAACATCTACGTTGTCTGCGAGAACCCGAGCGGTGAGCCGATCTTCGCAAGCATGATGGACGGCACCGACTTTAACAAAAGGTTCAGAATTATCCGAGAAATCGAAAAACGCCCCCCAAAAATTTAGGGGGTCAAAAGGTTCGGGGGTCAAATGCCATCCGGAAAAAACTACAAACGCGACTACAAGCAGGAGCGCAAGACCGCGAAGAAGCGCGGCGAAACAGGCGTCGGCTCGAAATCGGGAGACGCCAAGCGGCACCGGGCCCGCCGCAAGGTGGCCAAAACCAAAAGTGTTGCCGGCAAGGACGTTCATCATAAGAAGAGCATCAAATCGGGCGGATCGAACAAGGCCTCAAACCTTGCCGTCGTCTCAAAAAGAAAGAACCGCTCCGCCGGCGGCAAATCCGGCAACCGCCGCGGCAAAGCTGCCGGCGGCAGAAAAGGCAAACGATGACAACCAAGGTAATCCACCTCAAAAAAGAAACTGAAACCCAGGAGTTCCTGAAAAAACTTTACGACCTGGTCGGCTCCGGAGAGGTAACCGACCTCGTCGTCATGGCCAGATACAAGGACAAAACGTCCGAATATTCATGGTTCGGCGACGATTCCTCGTTCAAATGCCTTGGCATGGCAACCTATATGGTGAACCGAATCGATGACTACATTACCGAAAACGAAGTCGAAGTCTAAAAAAGGGGGAGCGCAGGTGCAGGGGGTTATTTTTCAATATACCTGCAGCTGCACCGGGGACGACTCAAAGAAATGCGAAACGCACAAGAAAAGCGTCCATCGTGTTTTTGCAAAATGCAAAATCTGCGGCGAAGAAATCGTTCTGAAGCTTTCCCAATACAACCCCTCGAGCCTGTTTCTTTGCCGCAGGCACAAGGCGACCCGCGAACGCTACATGAACTTTGTCGCCCAACATCAGCGCCGCGGAACAAAAACCATCGTCCCGAGCTGGGATGAGTATCTCTTAAGATACGAAGAAAGAGACGCAACATGTGGACCACAACGTTAGCTGTTATCGCAGTTTTTGCCTACCTTCTTGTTGGCTTTGCCGCAACAGTTCTTTACCCATGGCCAATGCCAATCAAATTCAAAATCAAGCTCTGCTTGTTGTGGCTGCCTGCTTTTGTTTCAAACAGGTTTTGGAATTATCTGCATTCATAAATTTTTAAGTATGTAACTTTTTGAAACTGTTTTCCGCCAATCCGCCATGGGTGAACCTTGTGGGAATTGCCGCAAACAATTAATAGACACAAGCCTGATCGATGAAAAAACGGCAGGTTGCGCAGGGGGCGGAAAAATCAAACCGGAGGAGACATGAAAAAGAAGGTGAAATTTTACGATCGCATCACCGTCGTTGCCCTGGTCGCTGAAAAGTACGCATCGATCGGCTTTGCCGTATGCGACGAGCAGGACAAGTTCAATGCTGAATTAGGCGAAAGGATCGCCGAGGGGCGCGCACGGCTTGCTCTTGGCGCCGCCAAAGGCCAGAACTTCCGCCGGCCGGATGTCTGGGGCGACTTCGCACTCTGCGGCCTCGATGTCAGAAACATGAAGGCCCTTCCCAAGTCGATCTTCATCAACTCCAACTCGATTCCACCGTCCTCGATTCGCGTGCTCCCGGCTGCAATGATCAAACGGATTACGGCATGACGCTTGAAGAAGCCAGACACCTTTTTTATACCCGCATCGGAAAAGGAAGCGGCCACTCTTTAGAACAAATCGTAGGGCCAGAAAACTGGCGCATATTGACTGATGTTGAAAAATGTAGGAACTGCGGGCAATCATGGGGTAAACATTACGATTGGGATTGTCACCCAAAATGGATTACTACGAAAAGTTCCATCTATTCACCACCGGATCATTTCATGACAATTTGCAAAAGAATACTCAGCCATGACACCGAACGAAGCAAGAATTCTTTACGAAACAATGGTTCATAAAGATGGTGCTTCTGCTTTTCAACACGCTATAGGCCTAAATAATTGGCAACAAATAAGAGACGATATCTGTGCCAATTGTAAAAAAACGCGCGGCGATCATTTTGATGGCAAATGTTCTTTTTATAAATCATCAAAAAAATTTAAATACTACGACGACTTTATTCTTATTTGCATGGAAGCGATTAAATGGACGCCGATGAAGCAAGATTCTTCTACGACGACGCCTTAGCAAATAATTGGTCTGTTTCCGATATCAAACAAAAAATCGGCTTAGAGGCATGGGCAGAAATTTGTAAAGACATCTGCGCAAACTGCGGCGGCCTTCGAGGTGCCTGCCACTGGAACGGCCGCTGTGGCCAATCATTATCAAAAAAGATGTTCAAGCTTAAAGAAGACCCGTTTATCCTGACTTGCAAAAAAATCATAAGGAGAACAAATGAAAGCCTGGCCACAACTTTACGCGATCGCATCGACCGGCAAAGTTAAGACCTGGCGGATCGCCGTCGAAGAGTCAAACGACGGCGCCGTCATCAAGGTCAAGCACGGCTACATCGACGGAAAGCTCACCGAGCAGGTGAAGCTCGTCAAGTCTGGCAAGAATATCGGCAAGGCGAACGAGACGACCCCGGTCGAACAGGCCATCAGCGAGGCGGCGAGCGCGTTTCAGGAGAAACTCGACAAAAAGTATATCACCGAGATCCCCAACGGAAACAACCTGCTGGCGATCATCCTGCCGATGCTCGCGCAGGATTACCGCAAACGCGCCCATGACATCGTCTTCCCGGCCTACGTCCAGCCGAAGTTCAACGGCGTGCGCTGCCTGGCCCACAAGGTCGCCGATGACAAAATTGAATTCATCAGCCGCAAGGGCAAAAGCTACAATAACGTCTGCGAACACATCCTGTGCACGCTCTTGCCTGTCATGGAGGTCGGGGAGATCCTTGACGGAGAGCTCTATCATCACGACTGGAGCTTCCAGAAGATCCTGCGAACGGTTAAAAAACAAAGGCCCTGGGGCCAACAGCTGCAGTATCATATTTATGACATGGCCGACGAATCGATGACATTCACCGAGCGCCTGGCAAAGCTGGTTCGTTTTGAATACGAACCAACCGTCATCGTCGTTCCGACGCTCATGGCCGAAAACGACGAAGCCGTCAAATCGTGCCACAACATGTGGGCCTCGGCCGGGTTCGAGGGTGTCATCATCAGAAACGCCATCGGCAAATACAAATTCGACTATCGGTCGAAAGACCTGCAAAAGTACAAGGAATTCATCGACAAAGAGTTCCAGATTGTCGGGTTCGACGCGGAGCCCGTGGTCGACAAGAAGGCGATCATCTTCATCTGCAAGCTCGAGAACGGCAACACCTTCAGCGTTCGCCCACGCGGGTCGATCTTGACCCGCATCAATTGGTATGCCGAAGGCGAAACGTTCATCGGCAAGCAGCTGACCGTCCGGTACCAAGAGCTCTCCGAGGACAGCGTCCCGATCTTCCCTGTCGGGATCGCTGTGAGGGATTACGAATAATGCCATACGGACATCTTACCTGGCCGGAATACGAATCTGCCGAAGAAATCGTCATCGAGTCCGGGGTTCCTATTCCGGAAACCCATGTCGTCAGGCGTGAACCAAAATATGAGTACCCATTTTTTGAAATGAAAGTGGGGGATTCTTTTTTGATTAAATCCGACGACCCAGACCATACGGAAATGTTTCGCGGCAGGGCGTTGTCATGTGCAAGAGATTATAAGCTTTTCAATATGAAATTTACAACACGCGTCATTGGATACAAAACGGTTCGTGTCTGGAGAACGCAATGAACACTCTAAAGAAAATATCCGTCACCAACACGAAGCTTTCAAAGCTGCTTGCAGTCATCACGATCGACCCGAGCCGCGAGCCCGAGCTGCGCCGCGTGCTTGCCGAAATCAAAAGGGAAGCCAATGAGTACCTCAAAACAGAAAAAGCGGCGTAAGTTCATGGTCATCGAAAGCTGTGATGAATGCAAGCACTACGAGGTATTTGGTCATGAGGTGTGGTGTTTCGAGCTCAGCCGGCAATTGAAAAGCAAGACATACAGGATTCCCAAAGATTGCCCATTGGATGACGACCCATGCATCAAATAAAAATAGAAAAAGGTATCCCTGTCCCTGAAGTCAAACAGACGACCCGCCGCAGGTACCCAACCGACATCATGAAAGTCGGCGAGTCGTTCTTCATCTGGTGCAACAACTGGGAAAGTGCTGCACGAATCCGGAACACGGTCTATTCGTCCGGCTATCACCTGCGCAAAGAAGGTAAAAAATTCGTCGTGAAAATCGTTGTCGAAAACGACCAAACCGGAGTTCGCTGCTGGAGGGTCAAATAAATGCCTGAACTTCACAGATACAATTGCGGATGCATCGGATTTGCGGCGGATGAAAACGGCAACGCCATCATCGTCGACGTCTGCGACGACTCTGACGGGACACCTCACACATTCACATGGCGCGACATGTCGGGGAAGGATTCCGAGGTATTGAGCCCCGAGGAGGCGAACGAAATCTTCATGGAAATCGATTTCCTCATTGCCCAGGGATATCGTCTGAGGGAAATCAGATTTCTCATGGGCATCAAGACGGAGACTCTATGAAAAAAATAGCCATCATCCTATTTGTACTGCTTCTGGCCGCCTGCACCGACCCCTCTGTCGCCCGCCGCGTTCTCGAATCAAACGGCTACACCCAGATCGAGATCACAGGCTACAACATGTTCGACTGCTCAAAGGACGACTTCTATCACACCGGATTCCGCGCGAAGGCCCCTGGCGGGAAGGTCGTGTCGGGTACGGTTTGCAGCGGGCTTTTCTTCAAGGGCAACACGATCAGATTTGATTAAAATACGCAAACAAAAAGAAAGGAAAGTGAAAATGGGAGAGCTGCGATGCCTTAATGAAACCGGCGACACCAAGATGATCTGGGACCCCGACAATAAGGATGAGGTCGAGGTCGCCGAGAATCAGTTCAACGCCCTCAAAAAGAAAGGCTTCCAGGCCTATTCCGTCAAGAAGGGCGGCGAGAAGAACAAGCCGATCGACAAGTTCGACCCGGACGCCGGCATGATCATCATGGTGCCCAAAATCGTAGGGGGGTGATGCCGTGGCAACGTACTATTACGACACGAGCGACACTTGGGGCAACTGGACAGGTTCAACCAGCACCATCAGCTATTCAAACTCAGCATGGACCACCTGGACAAGCGCTGGAACAGGCACGGCCACTTCCACCACCAGCGACTACTACATCTGGACCACCTGGGCGGATGTCTCCGAAGCCCAGAAGGAAACCCGAGAGCAGCGCCGCGCGCGCGAGGCCCAGGCCAAGATCGAGGCACAGGAGCGGGATGCCGTCATCGAGGCGAGAAAGCAGGCCGAGCTGACGGCGCAGAAGCTTCTTGAAGATCTTTTGAACGCCGAAGAAGCGGAGGTCTACCGGGAAACCGGCCGCGTCCTCATCAAGGGCCAAAAGCACGACTACATCCTGACCAAGGGCTATCAGACCGGGGTTCTGAAGATTGAAAAAGGCAAGGTGATCGACCTGAAATCCCACATCGGACGCGTGCGCGGCCGGCGTCTTTGCGTTCACCCGGTCGACCTGTCGAAGCTGCCCGATACCGACAAGGTCATCGCCATGAAAGTCGCCCTCGAGGCCGAAGAGGACAGGATGCTCAAACTGGCGAACGATCACGGCGAGCAGGAGCTCAACCTGGCTGCAAATGGGTAAAATAATACCGTGCGGCGTGGAAGGACACGCAAAGCAAAGGCCGTAAAGGCTACAAACTTACAACGGCGAACGTTTAGCCCGGTACCTCGAGCACTGTCGGGTGTAAACAGGGTTATAGCCCCAATGTCCGTTGCAGCCGGTACTCAAGCCCGACCACGGTATATTAAACCTAAAGGAGAAAAACAAATGAAAGTCTTCGTTTGGAGACGCATTGGACAGGCAACCAATAATTATCATTCAGAAGGTGGCGTTGTCGTCTTTGCAAAAAGCGAGAAACGCGCACGAGAGATCGCCAACGCCGTTGACGGCTGCTGCATCGAGGACTCCGAGGCACCCAACGACGTCCGTGATGTCACCGACGGCAAAGAGGCGGTCTACATCATGCCCGATGCGGGGTGCTGCTGAAGATGGCTCATAATTCATCCAACTACAGCCAGCGCGGGACACCGGCCTCAAGTCAGATCATTTTTCTGGAAGACAAGGTCAAAAAGCTCGAGGAACTTCTGGAATCGGCGGAGAAAAAGAATCGGCAGCTGTCTCTCTCGGTCGCCTTGCTGGAGATACAGCTCAAATGCGCCAAAGAACTTTGCCAGGTTTATTACAATATGGCCATGGAAGGCAAAGAGGAAGACGAACGATGGATGCGGCTTTTTACCTAACAATTCCATCCATATGAGAAAATAATGGCCCCAAAAATTAAAAACTGGACTTTATTTGTCGAATATGAATGCCCTGTCGGCAAAAAGAAAACCATGGCAAAAGGCCATGTCGGCTGGAATATTGGCCTTGGTGGCGACAGCGGTTTTGCGGCAAACTTCATTCTATAATTAAAATAGATTCATGGTGAACATTATGTATAACGATCTTAAAGAATCCATCGAAGGCATTACCAGCAGAAAAATATCGAGCTGCACCCAAAAGGACATCACAATAATCCACCAGGAGTATTTCACGCTGCTCCAGGCTTACGAGAACGCCGTCAAAAATCTTGATCTGATGGAGATCTGGCATCACCTGAACAAGCTACAGACCGACTGGGACTGCCTTTTAATGGACATGCAATCGAGCCACGATCAACGGCTGCCGAAGCATGCTCTCGACATGATGGCAAAATACACAAGCAAGAGTCTCCAAGAGGCAAAGAGCAAACTTTCCGACCAAATGAAAATAATCGAAACAGGAGGACTTCTACCGTGAGCCATTTTCTCGTTCTTGTTGTTGGCGATGACGTCGAAGGGCAGCTTGCGCCGTTTCAGGAAAACAACAATGGCGACTGTCCGCAAGAGTACCTGGCGTTCAATGACTGTACCGAGGAGGTCATGAACGACTGGGAGAACGAGATGAACCAAGAGTTCTACCCAAACCGTTCCTACCAGGATCCGGAAGCCTTCGAGGCGTTCGAAGGCGGCATCTACCATGTTAAAAATCTCTATGGCGAATTTAACCCCGACGAAATCTTCTGTATCTACGGCGCCGACAGGGAAACCCAGAAGCTCTGGTTCAAGGTTGTCTCAGCCTCGATGACCGATGACACCCGCCGCAACCATGAGCTTGTCCTCGAAAAGATCGACCCGCCGATCATGACCCCCGTCAAGGAGGTCTACGCAAACATCGACGAGTATGCCGAAGAGAAAGGCTACAAAAAAGAGAACGGCCGCTACGGGTACTATGAAAACCCCAACGCCAAGTGGGATTGGTATATCGTCGGCGGCCGTTGGAGCCACTGCCTGAAGCTCAAAAAGAACGAAGACGTACAGTTCGACCCCTCGCCATTCACCATGAAAGAGGTCGAAGAGCTCGTCGAAATGCTTGGCGTCGACGGCAAAAAGTTTTCCCAGTACATCGATGGCTACATGACCAAAAGAACGGCAATCCTCGACACCGTCGCCAAATACATCGACGCCCATTGGCCGACCGATTACATCATTGGCGGTCTTGGCGTTTTTGACGACTTGGCGATTAAAAAAGGCGACAAAAACATTTTTGACATAAAAGTCCCCGGCTATTGCGACGGCACCAGAAAGCAGCACATCGACGTCGAAGGCATGGAGGCCCCTAAGCGTGAACGCTTCTCCGAGGTCTGGGATGGCTTTCATCAAAAGCGTGAAACAATCGGCATGAGCTACGCCGATCTTGTCAACTCTATGGACGAGCCGACCGACGAAAAGCCCTTCAGGGACACCTGGAAGAGCGTGCCGGAAGAATTTAAGAAATGGATCGACGACAACCTTGGGTTTTTCCATGGATATAAAGAGCTGAAAGAACTCGCGATCATGTCCAAAGACGAGTACGTCGCCTGCCAAAGCGCCTGGTGCCCTTACGCGCTCCTCTGGAACGGCAAGTGGTATTCCCGTGGCGATATGATCTGGTTCGGGATTTCGATCCGCGAGGAGAGCCAGTGGACCGGATCGTTTCGAGAGCTCTGGAAGGAGATTCCCGACGACGCAATGATCACTGCGGTCGACTGTCACATTTAGGAGGCGTCATGAAATTTTGTCTCGAGATTGATCTGTCGAAGATTGAGGACTCCAAGTCGCAATGGGCTATCATCGTCCGGCAACGCCTCGAGTGGGTCCAGGATCGCCTGCGTCATGATGAACCCAACGGCCCGATCACATACTACGGCGTGGGGGAGGTCGGCAGGTACTGGATGGAGGGGGAATCCTGAGTCGATGACAACAAAAATCTACGACGCAAATGGGAACCCGATCCCGGCCGAGTTCGACCCTGAAACCCGCGTGTGGCCACACGGCGTGCATGTGGTGCATTCAGACCCCGGGAGTCTTTCGATCCGCTATGGCGTCAAGCCAGCGTCCGACTTTGGACTGATGGCGGCGGCGATCCTGAAGCGCGACCGGATCGAGAAGGCAATCGAGTGGGGTTATACCCTTAAATCAAGGGAAACCCTGACGCTCGAGCAACGGCTCTTGTTCGAAAAATTTGTCAGGGCCGGCGGCTGCAGGACGCTTTATTCGTGCAGCATCGCGCAGATTTACGACAAGATCATCGAGGAGCTGACGTCATGACGACTGATGCGGCTTTTTATGGCCCCGATGACCGCTCGCCTAACTCTGTTTTCTTCATCGAGAATCAGATGCCGAACGGCCGGTGGCTTATCGACGGCAGCTACGATTTTTCATGGTTCAGAACCAGGGAAGAGGCCGAAACATTCGCCGCCAGTTTATATGTTGAAGGCATCAAGTGGCGTGTTGTTGAATTCAGGAGAATGCCAGAATGCTCATCACAAAAATATTCGTAAACGAAAAGCAAATCGACGAAATCTGGATTAGCAGCACCGGAGAGTTCCGTAAAGGAATCTATACATATGACATCGTCAAGCCCGAGCTCCCGGAGCCGGAAAGGGAGATCATCCACGAGCGCGCCAAGGGATACGAAAGCCTTCTCATCCAGGCGTTGTCACGAGTGGAACTTGTACGACTGCGACCTGTGCAAAAACAGGGTGGGGTCGAGCCCGATGGGAAGTCTTGTCTTGATGAGGCCCGATGAAGTACCGGCCCGATTTCATGACAAGCGCCTGGGTCAGTATGCATTTTGCCGCGGTTGGTGCGCACTCATTGTGAAGGCGATGAAGGACTACGAGGTCAATCATGTGTAATCATACTCATAAGAATTCCAAGGTCCCCAAAAAGAAAGAAGGCATCGGCTACAAAATCTTCAAAAGGTCCAGTGACGGCGAGCTTTTACCGCTTGTCGGTTTCGGGAGATATGACCGCAATCAGGATGGGACGATCGGATGGAATCCTGCTTTTGGGTCCAGATTGAACGGCGGTGACGACTATGGTTTCTGCTGTTTCGCAAGCCTGAGAGAGGCTTCCGACGCACTCTCTTCGTGGGGCCACAACCGCGACTTGCGAAGCCACAACCTAGGCATCTATAAAATCATGTATTTCGACGCCATCGCGCGCCATCTCGAAACGTCGATGTGCGACCGCTTCTTTTATCACCCCGGCAGCCCGAAGACTGGCTTTCGGGTCCTTCTCGTCAAAAAATTCAAGGTGGTGGCGAAAGTCTCGGAGGATGTGCAATGAATAAAATTATAGACTCATGTTATGCCCTGGTAATGCTTTGGTCAAAGCATTGTATCAATTCAGATGAATTCGCTCGAGAGTTTAATAGTCTTTGCAGAGAGCTGCAGGAATACGATGAAGATAGATATATGACTGCTTTCCGGGAGGGGATGCACCGTGAAACACATATCGATCAGCCTTGAAGTTAAAGTGGTGGTAAAGGCCACTGATGATGCTTCGCTGCAAGATGTCGAATCCGCTCTCGTTTGGGGCATGAGCGGCACGGAAAACATTCGCAACGGCAGCATTGAAAGCTGCGAAGTTCAGCAATATCACATGCTGGAATCGGAGGCGCCGTGAACCTGAAAAGTCTTAATGATTTACATCGTGAAACAGAACTTAAAATTCACAAAGCCCGGCTCGAGCTCTGTGAAAAGCTGCAGTCCTGGAACCGGGCATTGCCGGGCGTCACGCCGCTCGGGAAGAACGCGGCCGCAAGCCTCGTGAACGGCAAGCTCACCGCACGGATCTACATCGCCGAGGCCCAGATGAGCCGGGTTACAGAAATCATCATGAAAACGCCGGTGGACCAGATCTGGCCGGTCATCAAGAAAGAGCCGCTGCACCCGGCGTTTCTGAACTTTATCCGTGAGTGCATCGGCGAGGAACCGGATGCGTGAAGGTAATCTGCATAAGCCGCTTTTCAAATCTCGTGCTTTTCAGTTTCTTCAAGATCTATGATTTTGAGATTCTTCCGCAATATGCGCCATATCAAATTACGGCACCCGTATCGAAGTCCCCAAGGGCTTTTTTGAAGAGCATTTCGTATCTTTTGAGGAGGAAGGTTCATGGCAATGTATATCCACAGCTGGTGCTGCAACGCGCACTGGGAACTCGTGATCAACGGGGATAACAGCCTGGCTGTCGTCTGCGAAGAGTGCGGCGCGTTCGGCGCCATAATCCCGGGCCTGTATCGCAAGGACGGCACCCAGATGATCTTCCGCCATGACCAATGCCAGTGCGAGGTGTGTAAACATGAAACCTGAACCGGTCGAAGACCATCAGTGGCACTCGCTGAAGCTCCGGCTTAATAAAGAACCGAGATGGTTCTGCGAAACCTGCAATCGTGAGGTCGGGCCGCTGATCGTTGATTTCTATTATGAAGACCCGTGGGTCGAGTTGCGGCCCATGGCTCCACGGAGATAGGCTATGGCCATCAAAGTTAAAGACCTGAAAACCTTCCTCGAGCAGCTCGACCCGGATGACTATGTCGGGATCAGCAACATTATCGATTTGACGTCTGTAAATCGGTTTACGTCGGATCTCAGCATGTCTCAACCGAAGAGCTCGACGGGCTTGTCAACAAGGATTCATTGAATGGTGCCGTCAGAGGCATCTACATGAACCAGGCGACAGCTGTAGGGCCCCATACCCAAATCGATACTATTATAAATCATCTCGGGCATTTAGAAGGCCAGCGGCTAATCATCTCAATTGCAAATGCCGAAAGGAGGCAACGTGACACCCAAGCAGCGCGCAAAGAAGATTCATAAGATCATCAAACACCATTATGACCCGCGTGATCATGAGACATCGCTCGTCGACCTGGTCGCCGACGCGATGCATTTCGCGGTTCGAAACCAGATTTCCATGGACGACGTCAGGAGCCGGGCCATGGTGCACTATGAGGCGGAGGTGAACGGTGAATATTGATCTTTCCAAGATGACCTATAAGGAGGTCGAGTCCCTTTACCATCGTGTCATAACGGAGTTCAGGGCCAGGCGCCAGCTTGAGGACTCCAGGGCGATGATGGCTTTTTCCAATGGCGACAAGGTCGAGTTCGATGGCCGGCGTGGTCGGCTGATCACCGGCACCGTCGAGCGCGTCAACCAGAAGACCGTTTCGGTCACAAACTGCTCCGACGGACGATCGTGGCGCGTCCCGGGGAGCCTGCTGAGGAAGATATGAACCCGGAGGCCTTGAAGAAGCTCGAGCTCGCCCATCAGTATCTCAGGAAAGCGGCTGATATGTGCGCAGGCCTTGAGGGGGCTCCAGAGGCCACACAAGCCATCGTGGCGGCAATCCAGGGTCATCCATGGTTCAACGGCGAGAACGTGCCGTCCTGCGCCCGCCAGTGGGTAAAGGACGCGATCTATAACGCCTTTGCCAGGTACACCCCGGAGGCGAACTGTGGCGCCCAGCTCCTCGAGGTCCAAAAGCAGCTCAAGGCGTGCTATTTCCCGAGCGGGATGCTCAACGTATTGAGCGCTGTTTCGAGTGGCGAAAAGTACCACGAGGAGGTACGAAATTTGGCCAAAAAGCTCTATGACAAATATTTGGCCAAAATCGGTCCGTGAGTCGTAATGTATGGCAAAACAAAAAAAGGTACCCTAACGGAGTGAGGTGGAGGTACCCTGATGAAACAATGCTTCACTTTTACTCAAGACAACTTTTTTACAAAAAAAAATAATAAAAACAGGTATTTTAGGATCAATCCCTTAAAAACTCATCAATTACTCAAAAATACTCAGTTAAGGGCTTAGGCCAGCCTTTGACCCGACTGTGGAATGGGTTAAATTTTTAGATTTTCCCATAAGGGGTTGATTCGCCTGTGGAAACGCGTGAAAGTGTGGGATTTCTGCACACCACAAGATATAGTATGCCAAAATGGACTACACCATATGTTGTGCTTTTTTTCCTTACCGGCGGTCGGTGTAGTTTGAGGCATTGGCGATAACGATTATCCGTTAGAGCTATAAGTGCTTGAATAGATTGGTTCGAGGCTGTTTTGACACTTTTTCGGTTTCTGAATGATATTTGGCGTTTCTCGAAATATGAGACACTTTTGGGTAGTTTAGGTAATACTTTTTGAGGCGCTGAGTCAAAGTGAGTCGTTCTGAGTCGTTTCTGAGTTTTTTCGTTTCCGAGAAAATACCCTGTTTTGATGGGGTTGTAAGTAGCTGATTTTATTAGAACCGGATTTTGTGGTTTTTTTCGCCAAATGTTGGTGAAATTCACCGCAGCCCGAGCATCGACCCGCCCCTGGGGACCCCTGCTTTTTGCGGCGATTTCCAAGCTCATCGAACAGAGTTCAAAGACCATTGTAAAAAGTATTTTGAATCCTGCCTAAAGCCCTCGATGCGACCAAAAACCACTTTTTAGGTCTTTTTTTGACCCATTTCATATCGTTTTAGGAGGATTTCATGTTCTGTGAGTGGAAAACACCAATCGATGCCGGGGATTTTATCGTGATCGTTCTCGATAGATGCATGATCGAGGACAAAGACGTCGAAATGCAGGCCGTCTACGCCAGCAAAACAGGCAAAAAAGTCTTCGCGGTCATCGAAAAAGGTGGCCAGCCGGCGGCCTACATGCACGATCTCAAAGGCTTCATGTGGGAGCCGTTCGATCCGGACAGCGCGATGTCGTTCAAGAAGGCCGTGGCCAAGCTGATTTCCAGGCACAAAGAGGCGATGGAGTTCGAGGCCGGGCCGAAATTCATCTGTTATTTGACGCCCGCCGTGGCGCCGCTGGTCTTCCGGCAAATCTCACCGCGGGGAAGAAACAAGCAGGAGGGGGCCGCAAGCTCGACGGGGGCTGGGTGATTCCACGATGCATGGCGGGGCTTACTACTATGACGCTTTCGGTACCCCGCCATTGCCATTCGATCTGCGAAGCTCCGATTAAAAAGTAATCAGTATGTATTTTCCGAACCTGAACCCTTATTCGCGGTGCGACAGCGATGCTGCGACACTGCGATTAAAAAGTGTTCAGGATGTATTTTTGTGAATCTGGTTCTTTGTGTGGGCCGGTCATCAGAAGGGAGGTGATGCGAGCTGACGGCAGCGCAGAGAACGAACTCCGGGTGGGCCGGAGCAATGACAACAGGCATTACGAAACGGGAGGATACGATGAAGAAAGAGATTGAGAGTGTCAATCGGTTCAAGCTGGTAGGCAATTTGGACGAGGTGAAAGGCGACAAGGCGATCATCACGACCGTCGTCCCGGGTGTCACGGGTCGGGCTTACACGAACACGTTCCCGATCGAGGTGAGCACCGAGCAGGCCGAAATGCTGGCCCCGCTCCAGGGAACCACGGTCGGCGTGATCGGTCACGTCGAGAAGACGCTGGAGTCGCAGACCGCCTGGCTGAAGGCGCTGGAAGTGAAGGCGCTGCCGAACGCGGCGCACTCGAACCGGGCGGAATTCACCGGACCCGTCTACGGCGCCGACATCATGGGCCGCACGGACGGAAAACGGCAGATGGCGAACATCACCTTCGTCATCGGCAGCCGGGTCGTGAACGCCGTGTCCTGGCGGGGAGCGGTCACAGAGCTCCGCCACAAGAACGTGCGCCGCGACTCGATCGTAACGCTCAAAGGCCGGGTTCGCCTGCGCGAGTACGAGCAGAACGGTGAGCTGTATGAGACGATTGAGCTCACCTGCGACCAATCGGCCGACGTGAAGGTGCATTACGTGCCGGACGACGCGGACGACTTCACCTTCGACGCAGCCGAGAAGCCCGCAGGAACGGCGCCAACAGCTCCGATTCCAGCCGGCAGAAACCCGAGCCGCCGCAGCAAAGCGCGCGCGGTCTAACCCATGCCCGGCCGGCGGGGACTTCGATGAGGTAGTACGCCCCGCCGGCCGGCCACACATCCGACATGAAAGGACATTCGAGACATATGAAAACGAGCGTCGTTTGCGCAATTGGAGTTCTGGCCATTCTCGGTTTTCTGTTCTGTTCCACCCCCGCCCTCGCCGCCGAGGAGCTGACGGTGAAGGCCGACGGCGTAGAGTTCAAGCTCGACAAGAACGGCAAGGAGTACGGGATCATCCGGTTTTCGATGGAGCGGAATACCGGCAAGTTGAAATATACCGACAGCGTGATCGCGGTCGTGCCGAGCTGGCAGGCCGATGCGCTGAAGGTGCTGAAGAGCGTGAAGCCCGGCCAGCAGATCACGATGGCCGGCAACTGGAACACGTTCAACGGCAGTGATAGTTTTAAAGTGAAAGCGGTCGGCATCGACAAGCCGGCCTCAGCGAAAACGAACTAACCGTCAAGCGACACAGCCGGAAGCCGGGGGTGCGAGAGCACCTCCGGCTTTTTGCGTTCCAGGGCAAATCCCAACACAGGAGGTGTCGCATGATTGGACTCGTGTACCTGGCAAAGGCGCTGACGTTTATCTCGGCAATGATCTTAATCGGGATCCCGATCGCCGTCGCCTGGGCCTCGCTCAGGGGATCTGTCATCGTCCCGGCAATCACCTGGATGACGATGTTGCTGACGGGGATCCTGTGGACAGGAGGTGCCCTATGATGCGCTGGCTCGCGATCATAAGTGCGTCGATCTTCATGGCGGCGGTCTTCAGCCTGGTCGACTTCGCCTGGCCGCAGAACGTGCGCTACGAGACATCGCCGTGTCCGGAGATCTTCGAGGTCGTCAACCACGAGCAAGACCGTGACGGCAACGAAGTCTGGCAGATCCTCGTGACCCCGTACATGCAGGAGAACGGCACCGATTCGATGTGCCTCTACTTCGCCCGCTGTGTGGGGAAACTCATCCGGTCTGCCGACGGCATGGGCGCTGTGCAGATCGTCAACCCGGAGAACGAGTGGGTGCCGTCGGCCTGGCGCTGGATCGAATCAAGCCGGCTCGCCCTGCTCGAAGACGATGAAGATGCGATCGAGTACGTCTTTGGTTACTACGAACATTTCGAAGATTAGCCCCCTGTCCTTCAGTGCTGCAGCGTCGCATCCGGATGGGGGCATCCTGTACCGTCGGCATAGCCGGGCTCGCGAAAGCGGGCGCCGGCTATCCGTATTTAATGCGAGCCATTGAATGCGACAATGCGTAGGGTACGAGGCATTATTACACACACACTCTTCCCATTATATCAGGGGGGTCAAAGCTGGCGTCAAGAAAAATAGTTCTCAAATAAAAGAATTAGAACGATTTTTCTTGACCCCAGCACCCCCCTGATTTGTCCCCCCAAAAAAATGTGTGTTGCGGTGGTTGCGATGGGCGCGGCCAACGTGACATGCGAAGCATCCGAGGAGGACGATATGCGAAAGTTGTCTGGTGATTATCTGGTTTGGGCGCAGGAGATCGCGGCAATTGCCAAGGGCGAGTTTTCGGTGAACGAAGCTCCGAGACTCGCCGACCTGACCAAGCGAGGCGAGGACTTCCACTCGCCGATCTGGGAGTTCACCGACAATCGGGTCTACGAAGAGGCGATAGAGGAGACGCCGATATGGGAATTCGGCAAGCGGCACTTCGCCAAGGAGCTTGTCCGAAAAGAGTCGATGCAACCGCTCAACGTCGATGTGCCCGACGACAAATATCTGTACGAGATGGGTTGTGGGCTGAGGCGCAATGAAAGCCTCGATCATCGGGCCATGGACGATCGTGACTTTCGGGAGCGCTGCATCGTGGTGAACGGCAGGCTGTATGCCCTCTACGAAAAACGAAAGGTTGACCTGCAACCAAGGTCGGATCTGCGGCAGGAGGTCGTTGCGGGCATGCTGCCGGACGCCAACTACGAAGACGTCGATCGGTTCGTGCGCTTCTGCCGGTCGATGCGCTTCTCGCGAAAGACGGTGCTTGCGCTGATTCACGGCTACGTCCGACCCGATGAAGACGGCACGATCGCCAGGTCATCCGGACTGAAGGCCCTCGATGCCGCCGAGTTCGCGGAGATTGTTGATGAGCTCGAGGCGCAGCAGGCCGAGCTTGCCGAGTACGACATCCCAGAGCCGGAGACGAACATGCCGCGGACGCTCAATGACGAGCGTGCGTATTGGCACGATGTCGCACTGCGGCTCTACGACCAGGGCAAGTTCGGCGACGGGTTCCCGGGACTGCTCGCCCAGATCCGCTTCATCGAGACGAACGCGCGGCGGGACTTCGATGAGGGCTACTACGAAGATCCCGCAAGGACGCCCGATTCGTTCACGATTTACACGACCGAAGAGGGCGTCGAGGACACGGTTCTCGATCCGATGAACGAGGAGGAGGAGCTGCTCGAATGGGATCCCGAGATGGAGAAGGTCGCGATGGCGATCGACTCGAACGCGTTCGGGGCGCACCCGCTCTACGATGAGACGAGCTGCCTCTCCGATGAGTTCATCAACGAGATCAAGGCCGCCGACTGGAAGAGCTTGTCCGAGGTCAAGTCGTTCCTGATGAGCGGCGAGAGCTGGTACCTGACGAGCGACCAACGCAAGATCGCATGGTCGTTCGTGAAGGGCCGGGAGAACGGGCTGATCGCGGAGTCGATGAAGCGGCCGATCGCACACTTGGTCGGGTCGTACATCACGAAGACCGACGACGCGAAGCGGGCATGTGCGCTGCTGTTCGCATGGAAGAACGGCGAGCGGTTCGACACCGAGGACACGGTCTTCAAGTTCGACGAGGAACGCTCGCTTGAGGAAGACCTGGTTGCGGCCTGGACGATCTTCCGCCGGGAGCACCGCGACCATCAGCGTCAGCGCAGAATCGAGAAGGCGAAGGCGAACTTCCGGTTCTTCGCCTACCGCGACAGGAAGCCGGGCGAGCGAGGCGCACGCCGGGTTGCGGTGCAGCGCGCGACGCCGCTTGAGCTCGAGGCGGCGTGATTCGAAAATGCGGGCCGGTCGCTCATGCGGAAGGGGCGACCGGCTCGGGGATGGATTCTCCGATCTGCGAACCACGGGGAGGGGAGCAAGCCAGGGAGGGGATTCTCATCGTTGCGATTGGGGCCCAGGGCTCTCACGGCGAAACCTTACGGTTTCCCTCTTCCCTTATGGGCGCCTTCGGCGGGAAGGCTGCCGCCTTCCCCGGCTACCGCCGGCCCCCCACGCTTCGGGCCTAACGGCCCGGCTGTATTATGGCGCGCCTCGCTTCGCTCCGCGCTAAGGCCTGGCGGCCTTAGCCCTGCGGGCGCCACGCACGGCCCTTCGGGCCGGCTTTCGGCGGCCTGCGGCCGCCGGCAGTTCGCCGCCGCTTCGCTCTGGCCAAGCTGCGTTGTCTGGGCTAAGGCAGTCTAAAGCGAAACGGCCAGACCGAGCCGGTCGGCGAAAGCCGGCCGGCTTCTTCTGGGCCAATCCTGCTTCGCCTGTTGTCGGATTGGCCCGCCAGAAGCCGTCCGTCTTTCTGTTGTGCCGACCGGCTCGGTCTGGCCGTTTCGCTTTAGACTGCCTTAGCCCGCGCCCGGCGGGAAGGCCGAGCGGCGTTAACTGCGGGACTAATGCGGCCATGATCGCCAATCACGCGCAGTTGGAACACACTATCAATCCGCGCCTTAAACTTGCGCTCCGGTGTGCCGTCTGGCCGATTGTAAATGTAGCTCGAAAGTCTTGGACGCAGCACGGACACCCACTGCCCCGGCTTGGGCGGTTGATAGTCCACCGCCGCGCCGCCGTTGTCAGGATCGAACAGCGGCCACTCAGGCGAAAAGCCCGAAGGATCGCTAATTTCCAGATCAAACCGATGGCCGAGCTTGGTTGTCGCGTTCAAAGCGACAAACACCCTACCGTCCTTTTCACAGCGGCGATACCCGCCGCCATCTTTGTCGGCCCCTTTGACCTGGAGCGCCAGTTCCACTTCAAACTGCACCGACTTAGCACCAACCACCAGCCCCGCCAGAATCGTGTAAATGTCCATGTTGCCCTTCCTTCCTGCGCCTTGCGCGCTTTGTGAGATTCGCTGGAGAACCTCCAGCGTTAAGATCATTCTCTCACAGGATGGGGTAAATGTCAAGCACTATTTCTGGCGTTTTGGGGCGGCCGGCTGGCTCGCCTTCGGCTCGCCACCGGCAAAGAACTTGTGGTACCGGCCTTCGGCCGGTAGGACGGGACGGCTTCGAGGCTTTTTCTCTGGTACAAGGTATGTTATCTCTTTTTACATACAGCCAGGGCCCTCACCCCTCCCCGAAAATTTACCATTGCAAAAGGTCCACTTAAAATTTATAATTATTTAACTTTACGAGAGGATAAGATTATGAACCTAAAGCTCCCAGTCGTCGCCAAAATGCTCGGCATCCCGCTCCAGACATTCTACTCGCTGGTCAAGTCGGGCACAGTCACCCATTACCAGGAGCTCGGCCGCCGCCGGGACCGCTATGCCTTCAGCGTCGACGACGTCGCAGCCTTCCTGCTGTCGCGCACGCTGGTCGAGGAGTTCGGCTTCGGCCGTCAGATCGCCGCCGATGCCACCGACGAGATTGTGGCGAACGGCAAGTTCGAAAAAGACGGCGTCATGATCAAGGCCAACATGGCCCAATTCAAAAAACAGGCTCAAAAATTTTTTGCGGAAGCGAGGGACCCCAACGATGAATGAAGAACAAGTCGTGCTCTACGACGGCATGAACCCGATCGGTACGATAAAATTTGTTGACAACCTCCGCACCAAAGGGCTACTGCTCTATAGCAGCGTGGTCGGCCTGTGGCAGATCGAAAACGGCGATTTTTACATCTGCGAAGAAGATGCCGCCGGCAGGAAACGGGCCAAACTCATCTCAGAGCCTGAAGCCAGATACCACGCCGTCAAAAACATCGAAGTCTTCAACAGGTTCTTCGGAGAGCTGCCGCAACTGAAATGTGCGTAGGCTCTCTCCTCCCGGGCCCGGCCTGCAGCCCACCTGCAGCCGGGCCTTTTTTTTCTTGACATCCGCTTAAAAATCTCACAGATAGTAATAAACAGGAGACGACCATGCTCGATCCGGAAGCACTGCTGCGCCATCTGAACTGCGACGTCGAGATAAATTCATACGACGACGGCTGCGTCACCCTCGAATGCAACACCTGCGGGGCCATCATCCTGTCGACCAAATCAGACCCGATTGAAAAAGAAGAGGAAACACCCGAATTCGACGGCTCAAACGGCGACGACAGCGAAATTGTCAACGCCGTCTTTTCAGAAGAGGCCAAGCAGACGAATTCGATCAAGCTCGCCGAAGGAGCGTAAAAGACAAAATTATGTAATTAATTGAGTTAATTATAATTCTCATGGGAGGAGAAAAATGCCTGACGCAACAGCCATCACCACGAAGTACCCGGAAGTGAAACCCTCGGATTTGATCGAGCTGGGGATCGCCCTCGCCAAATCACGCCAACCGCTGCTCGTCATCGGTCGGCCGGGGATCGGCAAGACCGACATCATCAAGAAGATCGGCTCGACCATCGACTACGATGTCAGAATCTCGCACCCAGTGGTCGACGACCCGGTCGACTACAAGGGCATGCCGTTCACCTGGGCCGACAAGATAGCCAAGCGCCAGAAAGCCGGCTTCCTGCCGTTCGGCGACCTGGAGTTCCTGATCGAGGCGAAGAAGCCGACGATCCACTTTGCCGACGACCTGGGCCAGGCGGCCAAGCTGACGCAGGCAGCCTACATGCAGCTCATGCTGACCCGCGCAGTCAACGGCCACAAAATCTCGGATTTCATCGTCTTTTTCAGCGCCTCGAACCGTAAAGAAGACAAGGCCGGCGTCGGCGGCATGCTCGAGCCCCTGAAAGACCGCTTCGCCACGATCGTCGAGCTCGTCCCGGATGTGGACGACTGGGTCGGCTGGGCGATTCAGGCCGACATGCCCTTCGAGCTGATCAGCTATGTTCGCTACAGGCCAGAGATTCTCGCCGATTTCAAACCGACGTCCGATTTCACGAGAACGGCGACCCCGCGGGCCCTCGAGGGGGTCGGCAAAATGATGAAAGCCGGCATCCCGAGCCACCTGCAGCGTCGGGCCTTCAGCGGCGCCATCGGCAAGGAGCGTGCGAGCGAATTTGTTGGATTCCTGGGGATCTACAAAGACCTGCCGGACCCGATGGACGTCATTCTGAACCCGAAGACGGCCCCGCTGCCCAAGGACGCCGCGGCGACATACGCCCTGTGCGGTGCGCTGTCGGCGAGAGCGACCGACCAGACGATCGAGGCCATCATCGAGTACAGCAACCGCCTCAAGGACGAGTTCAGCGTCCTGCTGGTGCGCGACTCGATCATGCGCGACCGCGACGGGCTGTGCAAAAACAAGAACTTCATCACCTGGGTCCACAAGCATCAGGACGTTTTGATCTAATCGACGCAGTCGATTAGATCATTTTCGAAAAAAGGCACCCAAAATGTTCCTCGCCGAAGCAACCAACTTCAAAGACATCGAGCTCAAGGACCAACCAGACTGGCTGGCCGATCACACAGTCCCATGCCCGAAATGCAAAGGCCACGGATACTGGAATCTCACGCTCGACGCCTACGGACCAGGCAAGCACTTCCAGTCCCTCTGTGGCTAGTGCAACGGGCATGGCTGGGTAAACAGCCCGGAAGACGCCAGATGCGTGCACGATCTGAAGGAGATCACGCCGGATCGCGTCCTGGAGCTCGGCTTCCGACACATGGGAATGTTCGATCATTGGTTTGAATGCCAAAAATGCGGAGCCACAAAGGCCTACGACTCGTCGGGATAAAAAATGAGCGACCGATCATACTGCCAAATGCACATAAGGCCAGCTGATTTGCCGCTGTTCCAAAAAGTGGCGAATGGGAATCTCGAGCCTGAAAAATATTCAACAAAAATTCCAGATATTATTACTTTTGAAGATGCGTCCGGAGGCGCCGAGAACGAAGAGTTTGATGACTTCGTGAATGAAAGGCTCACCTTTCTTGTTTATGACAGCGGCTGTCCGGGAGTTTGGATGCCATGTATCCGCGCATCGTGGTTCGGGGATGACCTGACGAGAATAACAACCGACTTCGACGAATTTTTCGTAACCGTCGACAAAGACGGGAACCCAAACCAAAAAGAAATTGAAGATTTAAAGATTTTTCTTAAAATTTACAACAAAGTCATGTCTTACATTTCCAACGATTTTTATTCAGACAAAAAACTCAAAGCTGAAATCGCCAAACAGGTCATCCTGGGAAATGCGCGCGCATGATCCAATTCAACCAATGGAACAAGACCACAATCCAGGTCGGTCTTGAAGGAGCGGTTTTCATATTCGTCCATCGCCTGCCCTTTGCAATACGCGCCAAGGAAGACAAAACGACATTCATCAACGCGGCCATGTGCCAGATGGGGTCCGACGCGCTCGAATGCTACGAAAAGCTCCAGATGATGAACTGGAAAACGGAAAAGCTTCTGCCAGATCAGTTCCGCGAAAAGGCAAAAGAGGCCTACGCCGGAGCGATTCTCGACGGCGCGCGGCGGATCGGAATGGAATGCATCAACTTGAAGGAGAAGGAAAATGACAATCTCGACAAAGGCCGTTCTGGTCACGTTACAAATCGAAATGCTCGGAACCGAAGAGCGCGATCGAAAACTGTCGGCTGACGTCAACCTGAACTATCTCACCGTCAACGCCGGCTTCTACCACAAATGCAAAATTGACAAGCGGCACCTGCGCCCGGTGCGCGCGGCCGCCCACGTGGCAAGGATCTATCATCGCAAAAACACCGTGCCGTGGGATGGCTACGCGCGGCTTCTTGTGGCGAGCAAGGCGCTCGAATACGCCAACAAGATGTCCGAATTCAAGATCGGCTTTGAGAACGCCGTCAACGACCTGAAGCTTGCCTGGCCGTCGATCGTCCAGGCCGAGCAGGTACGGCTTGGCGGCAATCTGTTCAATCCGGCTGATTATCCGAATCAGGCCGAGCTCGATAAATATTTTTCATTCGGCCACCAGATTGAGCCGGTGCCGGACAAGAGCCACCTCGTGCTGGACATCGAAAATGAGGTCCTGGAGGAGATCAAGAACAAGCTCGACCAGGAAAACAAAAACCGTATCGAGGACGCCAAGAAGGAGATGTACGTGAAGCTCCTCGAGCCGGTCAGCCGCATGGCCAACATCTGCACGAACGACAAGAAAGTCTACGACACCATGATCAAGGACGTCGTGGAGGTGACATCGCTTCTGACCGAGCTCTCGAACGCGTCAATCGGCGACAAGGAGCTGCTCAAAAAGCTCGAAGACGTCAAAGTGAAACTCGTCGGCTACACCCCTGGCCAAATCCGGAATGACAAAAAGCTCAAAAAGCAGCTCGGGGCCCATGCAAGCGTGATTGCCAATGAAATCCAAAATAAGCTCGGGATGGCGCCACAGCCAAACTGAAAAAGTGGAGCTTGTAACAATAAATGCGGTATCGAGGCAGTCTTCCCATTGGATAACTCAAGATCAATTCATCAACAGGCCGCTGTTTTTAAGCTACATCCATGGGGACATTCTGCGCGTTAAAGACCCGCTGGCGCTCTATTGCCCGGGAAAATGGTTCGCCGTGATCGTAAGAAGCTATGAAAACCATAACATATCTTAAAGAAGAAATTCATGAAACAGGTGGGATAATTCAAATACTCAAAATGTCCACCGGGTCGGTTTGGCATCATAGAAAAAACGAAATAGAGGGGATCATCGTCCAATTAAAAGGCATAAACAGGTCTTTATATTTTGCAGCATACATCATTGGATATAAAGACATCTTAAATTTAATTCCATCGGAAATAAAACAAAGCAAAACGCTTACAATAGAGTCTTACATGACAATCCCCGAAGGGAGAATCTACAATGCCGCAACTACCCCCCGACAGAATGGTCAGTAAAGCACTGATCAAACTGACAACCAATGACCCGTTTTTCGGCTGCATCGCCATGCGGTTGAACGTCGAGCCGGTAGACGAGCACTTCATGAAGATCTTCAAGAGCACCCGCGGCTTTGATTTCACCATGGCGACCGACGGCAAGAGCCTGAAATACAGCCCCGATTGGGTCGCTCAGCAGCAGTTAAACGACCTGGTCGGCGTCCTGGCGCACGAGGCGGCCCATGTCGCGCTTAAACACAATGTCCGGCGCGGCGCCCGCGACATCAATAAATGGAACATCGCCTGCGATCTTGCGATAAACGGCCACCTGGTCGAATCGGGCTATTCGTTGCCGGGCTACGATGACGACGCAAAAAAGCAGTCGCTGCAGCAGTACACCAGCATGTCGGCAGAAAAGATCTACGCGACCATTCCGGACGGGCCTCCAGGCGGGCAGAACCCGCCGCCGCAAGGCCAGAACCCGCCGCCGCCAGGAGGGGACGGGGGAGGATCTGCCCCTGAACCTGACGAAAATCAAAATCAACAGAAACAAGATCCTTGGCAAAATGCACCGCAGCCGCCAGGCGGGATTCTCGACCACCCGGAACTCAACCCGAAAAACCCAAACAGCCAAAAGGAGATCGAGGAGCAGCAGGACGGCGAGATCGAGGCTGCCTACAATGCGGCGAAGATGGCCGGCAACACCCCCGGCTGGGTCGACCGACTCATCAAGGGCCGGCGCAAGGTCATCACCGACTATCGCGAGCTTCTGCGCGACTGGATGGAGAAGTCGATCTTCAAGGGTGACTATTCCTGGTCGGTGCCGAACCGGCGCTACATTCCGCACGGGTTCTGTTTGCCAGGGTTTGCGCCGGAGCTCGACGAGCCGAACATCATCTTTGTGATGGACACATCCGGCTCGATCGGAGACGAAGAGGAGGAAGAGTTCGCAAGCCACATCAACTCGGTGCTCGAGGAATTCCCGTCGAGCTATACCATTATTTTCACGGACACACGCGTCCGCGGCCGGCAGGAGATTTCCCACGACGATCTGCCGATCGAGCTGCAGACAAAAGGCGGCGGCGGTACGAACTTCAGCGACGTCATGCGGGTCATCAAAGAGGAATACGTCAAAAGCGACAGGCCGCCGCAGGGGGTTCTCTTCTTTACCGACATGGAAACGGGCTCCTTCGGCGACGACCCTGGCATCCCGGTACTGTGGCTTGTGCATTCAGTCTATGGCGACAACACACCGGAGGCACCGTTCGGCAAGGTTGTCGTCTGCAAATCCCAAAAACAGCTCGAGGAAGAAAATGATAGCGTTTGACATAGACGGATGTTTCTTGGATGTCATGCCCCGCATGCGGCAGGAGCTTTCATTGCGCAGCTATAAAGTCATCAGCGGGGAAAACGATTACTGGGTCAAAACGGCCCCGTCGATCGAGGACCATGAATGGACGAATCTGTGGGAGCATGTGTTCCTCGATTTCAAAAGCACCAAGCCCTACGACGGGGCCGTTGACTTCATGATGGAGCTCTACGGCAAAACCCAAAAGCCGATCTATTTCATCACCTCGCGAAACGCCCGGCACGCCACATCGACATACCGGGCCATCCGGCATTATTTGAAAGTCCCCTTCACGGTTGCCTTCGCGAACAGGCCGTTTCGCAAGGTCGATTACATGCAGAATTGCAGATGGATCGTCGAGGACAACCCGGAAGAAATCATGATGCTGAATGCAAACGGTTATCAGGTCATCATGCCAGAGCGCCCGTGGAACAAGAAGATTCAGGAACTGAACAACAACCCGATGTCGACCATACGGATTCCGACGTTTGAAATCGGCCAACTTTCAAGACACATCATCATGTTTACCGAGGCCAACAAATGATTGAGCTTATCGCCAAATTGATTTTCGAGACGCTTCCGCCAAAAGGCGACCCGCAGCGGAAACTTGCAAAGACAGTAGCGGAGATAGCATGGCAAACGGGAAATTCCTCTTCAAATATTTCTGCAAAGGCATCAGTGAAGAACAGCTGAAGCGGCAGACAGAGATCGAAAGCCTGGCCTGCATGAGTCTTGATATGTTCAGGACCATGCTGAACAACATCGAGCTGATTGAGCGGCTCGTTAAATTGCTGGACCAGGAGAGCTACAGCGATTTCTTCGAAGCCCACCCGGTCAAAAAATGGCTGCTTGAGCGCGCGGTCTATGAGCTGTCGCTTTATAAAATGAAGATTACTGAGCCACCCATTGTAGAACGACGATGAAGGACTTCGATTTCAAGAAAAACGATTACGAAGAGAAAACGGCGTCTGCCTACACGTCAATTTCATTTAACACATATTTAGACAGCACAATTAGATGGATACCCGCTACCGTCAAATCAAAAACAGAGGCCATAGAATTGTTGAACAAAGAAACAATACCAATCATATTGCGGCAAATCGAAAATGTAGAAGTAATGAAACTGATCTGCGAGCTGTTTCAGGAAAAAGATGAAGCCATAAAGAAATTGGCAAAGTCGAGGCCGATCGTCTACAAACTAATCAAAATGGCCAAATCCCAATTTTTAACAGAAATTTTAATGAGAGATATAAAAATTGAAAATAAAAATTAAATCGGGCCCACACAAAGGCAAAACCGTAACTCTCATCAGGCGAGGAGTGTCCGGCTGGTTTGTGGAGGGCCCGATCGAATATGTCTTCAACGATGAATTAGATTTGAAGTTATGTGATTTACAACCCCACGATCCTTCTGCCACAAAAAACCCTCGGCGGCGCGCACGGCGTCGATGAAACCGAACTTATAGTGCCACGCGTCGATGGCAGACAAGGCCGGAATACGTCGGATCAGCACACCTGCCACTGTCTGGACTGGGAAATACTTTTCCTCGTCTTTCTTGTGGATATGCCCGATGTGCCATTCCTTGAACCGGGCCTTCGCCATCAATCCCGGCCACTCAACCATCATCAGATTTGGCAGCTTTGCGATCTTCTCGTTTGCGCCATGGGCGAACGCCAGAAGCGAGTCGCCATAAATGATTGCCTTCCTATGCGCAGGCGAGATGTCGACCGAAAGATGCTTCTCGCCGCGGCCCTCGTAATAGGCCTTGATGACCCGCATCAGAAAGTAGCTCGTTTCAGGATCATGATTTCCCGGCACCCAGATCAACTCGGTCGGCGCCACTTGGAGGCACATGTCGACCGCCTTGAAAACTGCCATCAAACCGGCCTCGAAGATTTTCGGCATCCGGGTGTCCATGTCGAGCTGGTGTTTTCCCTGCGGGGTGAAGCCTTCGGGGTTGTTAATATGAAAGAAGTCCTGGCCGATCGGAAACACGATTTTCTCGATGTTCTGGTTCGTCGCCCTCGAAATAATGTCCTCGCAGGCATCGACGTAAACCCTCTCGGCGATCTCGGTATCGTAGTCTTCCTGGCGTGTTTCCTTCGCCCAGGCAAGCTTTCCGAAGTGGGCATCGTAGAGAGCGATCTCGAGCATGCAAGCGTCAAGCGAGGTTTTGTATTTTCGGGGGCTGCTTTTAATCGGATTCTCAATAAGGCGGGTGACAAGCTGGTTTAATGCGGCATCGATGGGTTTTACAATTCGCGGGACAAGATCGATTCGGACTTGATAGTTTGTTCTTTGAACGATTCTTTCGGGACCGTCTTTTGTGTCCCTTATTTTCATACTAACTTGCCATGAATTGACCCTGCTTTGCTTGACCTGCCAGACATCCAGATCGACATTGGCCGCTGCAAGCGCTTCGTCGACCGTGCTGATCGTCAACGATTCGACGACCAGCTGGAACTTGTCGTCCTCGATGATTCTCTTGATCGTTTCGCTTTCTTCTTTGAAAGACTCTGTTTCGCACGACAAACCGTTCTTCAGAACGGACATGACGCGGTAGGACTCGCGGACGTCGAGCCCTACCGCTGAGGCAGCCTTGAGAACATTTGGCCACGTACCGTGTTTTTCCCGGTGTTCCTTGGCTAATTGGATTAGCCGCTCTTTTTTGGTCATTCATGCTGTCCCTTCCGCCCCGTCTTGAAAATCATTATTTCGCGCTTGTGTCCTTAACGGCATTGGCGCCAGTCTTGAACTTTGGTTGATCGCCGCCAACAGGCTTCGGGAGACTCATCTCCTCATCCCCGTCCGGGGTATGGGTTGAAATCTCGCTACGGATCTGCGCCAAATCCTGCGGGGAGCAGTCCGGTGTCACCGTTTTGACGATCTTGTCCTGAACGATCTCGCGGAAGCGCTTGCTCTTGACCGAATCCATGGCGGTAACGGCGTTGTCGAGTGCGACCGCAAGGTCATCGATCGAAAACTCGGTCGTCCGGCTGATGTGGACGTCTTTGATGATTTTTTCCTGGCCGGCCCACTT